GTAGTCGGTATCTATTTAAATTTAAATAAAAGGGAGGGGGAGAAGAAAGAAGATAGAACACTTTTTCGGGTTTTTGAAAAATTTAATAATTACCTATAAGAGCAGTGATTCGCATTTTTTCTAAAATTTATAATTACTTGTGAAAGCAGTACTGACACCTAGGGGGTGGAGAAAAGAAACCACCCCCCCATACCTAAACATAAAACAATCCTTTTTTGTACAACGAAAATCAAACCCAAAACCTAGGAGCTAACATGAACCCTTTCAAAGCAATATCAATAACTTTAGAGTCATTAACTTCGTCCCTCGTTAAGACTGCTAAAGTCATAGATACAAACATCGAAACCTTAGACATTGTAAGCCTTGCTGGACAAAAATCCGTCCAGACAATGCTAACAGAGTCTGAGATTGAGCTAAAAGATGCTCAATCACGACTTAACGCAGACTAAAGTCTGCGGTAAACCTGGTCTCTACTCCGTAGAGACCTAGTTTTACTCACACTTTAAAATCACACAAAAAGAATAAGATAATTAAAGAAAGAAAAGAAAAACATTAAAACCTTTTTTAGACAGTGAATGAAGTGCAATCCGTACTTCTTATGTTACTCCGGAGAGTGATTATGTTAGTAGAACAATTGAATCAGTATAGTGGAGAGATTCAGGTTATTGAAACATATGACTTGGACCTTACTGACTATGAACAAGTAGTTAACATCACTGCACAGTGCGGTGATATCATAGAACAATTAACAGAGGAGGAGTGTTATGGTTATTAAGACCTTGTTCGGTATCCATTTAGTTAAACTGATGGGTACATATCATGTATATACTAACTGTAGTCGTGATGATGCAGTTAGTAGAGCATTTAATGCTGAGCTGGAAAAGGTAAATAAAGAGGGTAGAGCGTTGTTACATAAGTCCTCTGCCTTCTAGTCCCTTACGAAGCCAAGGACGGCTGAGCTTAGCTGTAAAATTAACCTACGTCAACTACTATTCATGAAATAAATAGTGGTACATTCAATTATTCAGGAGAATGATATGTTAATTACTAAAGTAAGTGATTTAACTGGTAATACTTCATCTATGGAAATAGATGTAACTAAATGAACAAATAGCTCTATGGAAAGGAGGTGAGTTAATTCAGGATGTAATGCCTGATCTTACTCCTGATGAGCGAGAGTTCATTATGACAGGTAGCACCTCGGAAGAATGGGATGCTGCCTTTGGTGAGTAGTAAAACTATAGCAGTCCTGGGCTTCAATGGGGCTGCTATAAAACATTTAAAACAATAAAACATTTTTTTAAAACATGAAATTAATTACAGGAGAGTCGTTATGACTACTGAGATGACTGATAGAGATTGGGATGTGGAATACTTCTACAATCTGTACAAAGACGTAAATGGTATTAAACCTCGTCATATGGACTTATATAGTCTTACAGATGAGGAGTTTAAGGCAGAATTGGATGATCTCTGTAAGGAACATGATGAGATGATGCGAGAGGAACTAAAGGAAAGAGAACAGGAAGCTCTGATTAAAGCTGAGTGTAACCAACCAACTCCGTTGGTGAATCGTCCCTTCCAATCACTACTAACTCTTAATTGAGTTAGTAGTTTTTTTTTTTACAATTTAGACTAGTACGACAAAGGCGACATTGTTATGGTTAATATAACCAAGATATATATTGTTTATAATACTGAAACTAAATATTTTAAGGCAACAGTCCATTCACAATTTAAAACCTTTAAGGACTACGTTATGCTATGCTATATGGCAGATGGTAAGTTTACTGTTAGTCATTCATATACCTGGAATATGAATAATACTCCTTATGCGATAGCGTATGCATTAAAAGATAAAATATACTGTAAATTCTATAAAACTCATAAGAACTTCTTAAAATATAAAAAGATATTAACCACCAAGATGTTTTTACTGAAAAATCCACCTATAGTTACCTTTGGTGAATAAAGATGTACACTTATATTGTCTTTAATAAGACAATACTCACTAATCTGGAGAATTAAATGTTTATTACCAAGACTGATCCCAATACCAATGAAGAACATACCGTTAATCTTCTTGTAACAGCTAGTCAAATTAAAGTATGGAGAACTGGTTCTCCAATTGACATCGTTATGCCACGGTTAACTGCAGCTGAGAAAGATTTCCTGACTACTGGAACCTATTCATCTGAATTAGATTCATCTGATGCCATTCCTGAACCTGATAAAGCTGTTCCTCAGGAGGAACAACCAGAACCAGTAGTAATGGATATTCCGGACCTTCCTGAAGTACCAGACCCTTCCGAATATAATTAATTCTTACCCAAGTCCCTTGGTCAATAAATTGACCAGGGGACATTCTAAAACCCTAAAATCACACTAGTTCACTTCGTTCACCTAACACTATGGTGCTATGCACCACAAACATCACACTTAGATAGGCTATAAAGCCGTAGGACGGCTTTATAGCTCTATCCGGTACCAAGGTACCAGTTCACAACATAAACCCCTTAAAAGCTCTTTAAAAGCCTAACCCCTTTTTTATACAGAGAAGATATTCATTTCGGATATCATGTTCTAGAGAGTAAATATTATGGAAACTTCTAAAAATGAAACGTTTAAAAAAGCTGATGCCTTTGCAAATGCAGTATTGGAATTGCCTGATGGTAGTACTGCACGATTTCGTACTGGTATAGCTTTGTACAAAAATAGAGCTATTGATGCAGCAGCGATTAAGGATCCTGATGTTCTTAATAAAATGATTAAAGCTGGTAAGTTAAGCTTTGAAATCCATGTAATGGATGGTAAGTCTAAGCCTAAAGCGATAAAACTACTTTAGTCTTAGAAAACCCTATATAGTCTACTCTAACGAGTAGACTATATATTTTTTTTTCTAACTACTTGCTATTTACAAAGCGCAGATAGAAAACAGTTCAAACCCCTCAACACAAACCCCTTCAACACTTTAAACCCTTTTTTGTAAAATGATTATTTAATTTAGAGAGGATTATGTAATGAGAATATTAATATGTGGTGGCAGGGATTTTGATGATGTAGGAAGAATTAAACAAGATATGCTTAAATTATTAGAACATGGAGATAATACAATTATATCTGGTATGGCTAAAGGTGCAGATATGATGGGTGTACTAGTAGCCAGAGAACTAGACGTATTTGTTGAAGAGTATCCTGCTAATTGGGATTTATATGGCAAATCTGCAGGATTTAAAAGAAATATGCAAATGTTAACAGAAGGTAAACCTGATCTCGTGTTAGCGTATTGGAATGGAGAGAGTAAAGGAACTGCTCATACTATTGAAAATGCATTAGATAAGAAAATTCATACACATGTAAAATTCTATTAATATTAATTAGATTATTTACCGAGACACATTAAAAACAATAATGTGACGCGGTAAGTAATTTAATATATATATAACAGGAGAAAATAGCTATGAAGATTATCCAGTTAATGACAGAAACCGCAGCCAGTAGAAAACAATTACATAAACAAGTTAAAGAACATTTTTGTGATAATGAAACTGTTATTAATAATTTAATAACAGCTATAGATTTTCTCAGGAAAACTAAATTTACTTATGATAGTAAAAATAAACGCTACAATGAATTAAGTATTGGAAGCGAAGCTATTGCTTATGAATTATGTACTAACATTCTATTATTAGATGGAATGGTTACTATTCAAAGTATAGCTACTAAATTAGGTAGCTTTCTGGATTATAAACATCTATTAGACGGTGTTAGAACAGCTGCTGAGATCATTGCAGTATGTGAAGGGGACTTGTATACCCTTTATCATGCAAACCATCCAGATAACGTTGTAGGTACTCTGGGAGTTGTTTCTAATTACACAGTAGATAGTGAATTTAGAGAGTCATTGGAGAATATTATGTATTTACCACCTATGATTAATGTACCCAATAAATGGGTAAATAATAATAAAGGAGGTTACCTTAAAAATACTGGTTCAGTAATTCTTGGTAAAAATAATAATCATAATGATGAGCAGGCATTAGATGCTATAAACACCTTACAAAGAGTCCCTTGGACTATTAATACAGATGTTCTGGCCTTTGAGTATATTAAAGAATTTAAGAATGAAAAAGCCAAGAAACAATTTAAAGAATTTACCCGTAAATCCGAGAAAGTATTTCAATACTTAATTGATCAGGGTAATAAATTTTACTTTGTTTGGAAGTATGATTTTAGAGGTAGATCCTATTCATTGGGCTACCACTGCAATCTACAGAGTGATGGTTATAGAAAAGCACTAATCCAATTTAATAGAGAGGAGATTATCAATGGATAATAACTATGTAGCTATGGAACGATTAATGTGCCCTATATGTGGTGAAACTCATCAACATAAGGCAGGTATTTTAATAGATAAACATTTTAAAAACATACCAGAAGATAAGACCACAACAGGATATGGTTTATGTAAACAGGATGATGAACGTTGTGATGAGGGGTATTTAGCCATGATTGTCGTCAGTAATGATGAGCCTTCTATTGGTGGTAATACCCTTAAGTTCAATAAAGCTAATAGAACAGGAGAGATACTTTATATAAGAGAACAAGTTTATAAGCAGCTGATAAACATAGATGCAAAGGAAACTCCTTTCATGTTTATAAGTGTAGAAGCTGCTGAAGAAATTAAAGAGCTTGTTAACCAAGATAAGGAAACTATGCAATGAACTTTACTGGTAAAGAATACTTAAAGATTGATATAGCTAACTGTTATGGTTTAGATAAGAAGACCTGGGAACAGAGACTGNACTGGTTTGATTTTAATGAACATAGATTAGAGGAGTTGCTTGAGGAAGCAGATACTCCTTACCTTATGTTAAAAGCAGTATTAGCTTATCGTAATATAGATAAAGCTTCAGGACATAATATGTTTCTAGATGCAACAGCTAGTGGTATTCAGGTGATGGCTTGCCTATCTGGATGTACTACCACTGCTGAAGCAGTTAACTTAATCTATACGCATAAGAGAAGAGATGTGTATGAAGAGTTAACTCAATTAATGAATACTAAGTTGGATAGTTCAGAGCAGGTCACAAGAGCTGAAATTAAAAAGCCCCTTATGACACATTTTTACAGTAAGACATCTCAGGAGAGCCTCTCAGAAGCTCAGGAAGAGGTCTTTTATGAATGTGTACATAATATGCTACCTGGAGCATCAGAGGTCATGACGGAGCTTACAAGCTGTTGGGACGCATATTCTTTGAAGCATTCATGGAAATTACCTGATGGACATATAGTAAATGCCCTAGTTCAGGAAATAACCACTAAAAGAATAGAAATAGATGAATTAGATCATACTACTTTTGCTTACAGGTTTAAGAATAATGAACCAAGTAGAAGAAGCTCTAGTCTCTGCGCTAATGTAATCCATTCTATAGATGGTTATATTGCAAGAGAGATGGTTAGGGGTGCATATAATATGGGCTTCCAATTAGCTCATATTCATGATGCGTAAATTAGTATGCGCAACTGCCTAGTAATAGGTAAATGAAAACAAGGTGAATTGTCTGGAAAGCTAAGTCAGAAATGATATGCCAATCAGCAGCCAAGCTTAGGGAGCAATCTCTTTGAAGGTTCAGAGACTAAGGAATACAAACTCTATGAGTTTATGAATCCTGTAGGCCATTCAAGTGAAGGTCGAAGCGCCTTGCCCCTACTAGTAATAGAGGGTGATGATATAGTCCGATACAAATATGAAAATATTTGACTTTTATGAAATATAATTACATTATTAGGGTTAATTGTAAACTCATGAATAATTAAATTATGTTAGCTATACTTAATAAAATAGATAAGTTTAAAAGCTGTCTGTAAATGCCAACGATGTAATAAAGAATATTTGGTAAATAGTATTTATGATGCTAAAAAATCACATTGTGGTGATATATGTGAAGCATGTAAAAATGTATTTACTGAAACTACTGAGTTATCTCAAAAATTATTACGTGATGTCTTTACGTATTTTCCTGAAACAGGAAAAATTATTTATAAAATAAAAACAAAGAGAAAACGAGTAGGAGATTCTTTAGGTACTTTAGGTACTCATGGGTATATACAAGTAAACCTAGGAGGCCAAGTTATATTACTACATAGACTATTGTTTCTATACCAAGTAGGTATTTTGCCTGATCAAGTTGATCATATTAACCATAATAAATTAGATAACAGATGGAACAATCTTAGGGCAGTTAATAATACTATTAATGCTAAAAATTGTTCATTATCAAAAAACTCTATTACTAGAATTAATGGTGTAAACCAAATAGTTTCTACTAAGAAATATAGAGCTTATATTATGGTAAATAGAAAACAGATACATTTAGGTGTATTTGAAACAATAGAAGATGCAGCAAAAGCTAGGCAACATGCAGATATTAAGTATAATTTCCATGTTAATCATGGAACATAGGAGGTAGCAGGTAACGCTGCTATTAACTTTTGTTACCTTTCATCCCAACTACGGAAATAAAGTAAGACAGTTGTACAGGGATATTATGACCAAGATAGCTGAATCAGATCTGTTAGCAGATATTATGACTCAGATATCAGGTTATAAAATAACAGTACAGAAAACTTCAACCAAACTAGGTAAGCTAATTCAGCAGTCTGAATACGCTATTTCATAGTTTAAACACAAGTGGCTATATGCTGCTTGTGTATTTTTTCCTTCACTCTTTATTAGCACACTCCGTGTGTTGTAATGCTTTACTAAAAAATTTTTAAAAGAAAGAGAGGAAAATATTATGAAATTTACTAAAAATACAGAAATCACTAAAGCAATTGATTCAATTAAGCAGTCACAAATAAAAAGAGGAGGAAAAAGAATTCATTATCCTATTCTTTTTAAGAAAGCATTAATTACGTATATGAAAACAAAACAATATAATCCTTATTTTATTCATAAAAAAACTGGTATCAACTACCAAACTATTAAACATTGGTTAAATCAATTTGATGAAGGGTTATATGAGCCTGATGGGGCTTATTGTGTAAGTAGAATATCTAAAACAGCTAATACAGATATACTTAAAGTTTTAAAGCAACAAGTGCATACACTGTTAACTAAGATAGAACTTGTAAAACAGTGCAAAGCTTTAGGGCTTAAAGTAACAGTATAAAAGAGAGTTGTTCCACAACTTCTAAGATATCACGTACCTTAATACTAACTTGTTAAGAAAATAATTTTTTAAGGTACGTGACCTTAACTCTTACAGACAAGGAGAATACGGTGTATATAACCACTAAACAGGCACCAGAATTAATAAAAGATATCTTAAAAGTTAATTTAGTTCCTATGATTAGTAGCAGTCCTGGTATAGGTAAATCAGATATTATTCGTAAGATAGCTGAGGATGCTAAATTAAAAATAATTGATTATCGTTTAGCTCAAGCAGATCCCACTGATTTAATGGGATTTCCTACTATTAATGAAAATAAAACCAGAAGTAATTATGCACCTCCAATTACATTCCCTTTGGAGCATGATCCAATACCTACAGGATTGAATGGGTTTCTTTTATTTTTAGATGAAATCAATTCAGCACCTAATTCAGTACAAGCAGCCAGTTATAAATTAATTTTGGATAGACAGATAGGGGACCATAAGCTTCATCCTAAAACTTTTATCATAGCTGCCGGTAATCTAGATACAGACAGGGCTATTACTAATAGACTGTCTACTGCTATGCAATCTAGGCTTATCCATTTAAATATCAGTGTAGATAGTGAAGACTGGCTAGAATGGGCTAAGGAGCATGATATAGATTACAGGATTAAAGCTTTTATTAAATTTCGACCAGGATTGTTACATCATTTTGACCCCAAACATTCTGATAATACCTATGGATGTCCTCGTACATGGGAGTTTCTTTCCAAAATTATTAGAGGATGGAAGGAAATTACAGCAGATAAATTACCAGTAATAGCAGGCACAATAGGAGAAGGTACTGCTTTGGAATTTAGAGGATTCATTGAAATAATGGATTCATTACCAGATTTCTCAGAAATATTAGCAGCTCCTAAAACAATTAATTATTCAGATGAACCAAGTAATCTTTATGCTTTAACTGGTTTATTGGGTCATAGGGCCAATAAAAAAAATATTAAAACCTTAATCGAATTTATTCATAGATTACCTTTAGAGTTCCAAGTCATATGTTTACAAGAAATTATTAGTAATAACAGTGGTATTGAAGAGGTGCCTTGTATAAATGACTGGATGGACCAAAATTCAGAAAGGATAGCTAAAAATGTTATTTAATCTTAAAGATGGAAATTACCCTAATTTCGAAGAATGCGTAAAAAAATCTAGTTTACTCTATCAACGTTCTTTTGATAAGAATAGCGGAGAACGCTTTATGCTCATGCAAAATGTGCTTAATGGTACGTATATAATAACGGAAAATAATAAAGTTACTATTAAGTTAAACAATTTAGCAGGCAGCACAGTGAATGTATATAATTCATATAGAATTCCGGAAACAGATATAACTTTAATTAATAGGGATTATTTAAAAAAAAAGAAAATTTCCTATAAAGGGAAAAAAATTTATGCATCTAATCTACATAAAAAAAGTATATTTTTATTAGGTACTAATAATAAAGTTTATTGTGCCAGTTTAAGAAATGAACCAATAAATTTACAGTTTAATTCCTCAAAAATTACTTTTAGTGGGATCACTAATAAAAAAGAAATATCTTTTGATATTGCTATTCCTGATAGAAAAAGCAGAAAAAGTAACAAGGCATTCTTAAAGGAAAAAATGAAAAAATGTTTAACTGAGTATACTTTAAATGTTTATAACAATTTACCTGAAATTACTAAAGAAATTTTTGAGAGTGGAGTGGATAAAGCCACAATGACTAATGTAATGCAGGGGCGAGCAGCAATAATTAAACAGATACCTGAAAGAATATTTTCAGGAACAGACTCTAAATACGATAGAGTATTTCTTCTTTATTGTATGAAGGCTATTAGGCTACAAAATTACAGCTTCAGTAATGAAAAAATTAAAAGTTTTATGGGTTTATTACATAATAATTATTTCGGGTATTATTTTGCTAGAGAACTAAAAGATGAAATAGAAAATAATTACTTAAAAGTCTGTAAGCATGAACATACAACCAGTTTTGATATTGAGGATTAGATATGGAAGATGAAAAGGAATTACTCAGTAACGCTAAGATAGGTTTATTGGCTAAAGGTAGTGTATTTTTGTCTACAATCCTTTTTAGTTTGAAACAATCTTTTAGTGAAGAGGTACCTACAGCAGGTACTGATGGATCTAATATTATATTTAATCCTAAATTTTTTAAAGATTTGTCTCATGAAGAACGAGTAGGATTAATAGCGCATGAGGTATGGCATGTAGCATTTATGCATATGTTACGTTTAGGTGATCGTGATCCTGAAGTATGGAACTGGGCAGGAGACTTTGTAATAAATCTATTACTGAGAGAGGCTGGTTTTAAATTACCTGAAAATGGATTAATAGATGATCAGTATAAAAATATGTCCACAGAACAAGTGTATGACATTCTAATGGAAAATAATTTTTCTAATTCAGCTGAAAATGATTTAGATTTAATTTTCGGAAGCAAGTTATCCAAAGAAGAAGAGCAAGCATTAGAAAATAATATGAAAGAAATTTTAGTTAGAGCCACTACTAAATCTAAAATTAGTGGGGAAGATTCTGGATCAATTCCCCAAGAATTAACAAGGATCATAGATGATCTAATAAATCCTAAGTTACCTTGGAATATATTATTACAGAGGTTTTTAAACGACAGAGCCAAAAATGATTATAGTTGGGCTAGACCAAATAAAAAATTTATGCCGGAAATCATTCTACCAAGTATGTATAACGAAAGTTTAGGGCATATAGCTATTGCTATTGATACTAGTGGGTCTCTAGGCAAAGCAGAATTAACTGAGATATTAAGTGAAATAGATCATATTCATAAAACTTTTAAACCAGAAAAATTAACCATTATAGGTTGTGACTATATTATTCATGATATTTATGAAGTGGAGTCAGATCAAAATATTTCTGAGTTTACTTTTAAAGGTAATGGAGGTACTGCATTTGAACCTGTATTTAAATATCTGAAAGATATTCCTACACAAGCTTTAATTTATTTTCACTGATTTGTATGCAAATAGTATAACGGAAGAACCTGATTACCCAGTAATGTGGATATGTTGTTCCACACATGAACCCCTCTCCAATTGGAGAAACCATTTATTTAAATTAAAGAGGTAATTATGATAGAAGTGACCACTGAGCCTGTAATAAATGATGGTTACGGAGGTAGCTAGAAAGTGATATTAAAATGCCAGAAGCCAACTATGTAGTATTTAAATTAGGTTATACAAGTATAATAGTAACCCACAGTGCGAGTTTATTATTAATGAAAGCTTTAGAAAAAGCTGAAAAATTTGACTCAGAATATCCTAGAACAAATTCCAAAATTTTTGGTTTAACAGATGAAATAGAAATTTTTCCTATATCGAGGGAGCAATATATGCGTTGCAAGGTTAATACTGTTTTACTGAAAAAAGAATTAACAAAATCTTAGTATGATTAAAGCAAGTGCTAATAACAATAGATACGTACTTTATTGTTTATTACTTTTTAAGATTTTCAAAAATAATAATCATAAGGATTTTAGAAAAATTGAGCAGTATATTATTAATGTTATTAATATTGCTAATAACAGGAAAGAGTTACTGTATTTTCTACCAGAAAGTTTACATAAAATTCTTGAGAAAGATACAGATGACTTTTTTTCACTTTTAAAGAGTAAAGCGGTAAATAAACAACAACTCAAAAAATTAGAAAAAGAAAGAAAACAGATGTTTATTCTCATTGATAGGGTTTTAGTTCATAAATTTATGGTCAAAGAGAAAATATGAAACATATTATTTTTACTAAGAAGAGACAGCCTTCCTATAAAATAGCTATTTGTATTAAAGAAGCTAATCTCAGTAAAAAAGAAATTTATGCTAATTATGTAAAACCAATTATTACATCGAGTGTAAGCTTACGGGAGGAAGATATTATAGCTTTTTCTCTTGCCTATAATGATAATAATAAATGTCCTGTATCTATTATAAAACCTCATATAAATACATTATTCAAAGCTAGTAAATCTCTAGCTATAGAGTATTTACTAATAGCTGATACAGCCTATTTCAAAACAATGGTTAAAGAAAAGAAAGCAGAACCCTTCTATGGTTATGTTAAATCCTCTCCTTTGGAAAATGGAGAAGATTTTAAAATCCTATTAATTCCCAATTATTCACTTCTTTTCTATAACCCTGCAATTCAAATTAATATAGATAGGGCTTTAGAGGCCCTTAAACGACGTTTAAAGGGTGATTTAACAGAACCAGGTACTGATGTCATTTATTCAGCTACGTATCCTGACAGTCCTTGCAGGATAGCTGAGGAGCTAGATAAGCTTCATAAGTATGATGCTCTTACTTGTGACGTAGAAACTTTCGATATTGATGTAAATAGAGCAGGTTTAGCTTCTATAGCATTTGCATGGAATAAGCATGAAGGATTGGCCTTCACAATTGATTTCCTGGAAGAGAGAGGAAATGTGTTTAAAGTTTATAACTTTAGAATACGTAAAGTTTTAAAAAAGTTTTTTGAGTCCTACAGAGGAAAACTTATATTCCATAAAGCTTCTTTTGATACTAAGATTTTGATTAATGCTCTTTACAAGAGAATTGAAGTTAAAGATTTAAATAAAGCAGTTCTGGAAGGAATAAGCCATATTTTTAAAAATGTGGAATGCACTTACTTATTAACTTATTTAGCTACTAATAATACTTCAATAAACAAATTGGATTTAAAATCCAATAGTGCAGAATATTTAGGTAATTATGCTGTAGATGATATATCCAATATTATGGAATTACGGAAAAAAGATTTACTTGAATATAATTTATTAGATTGCATGGGTACTTGGCACGTTTATGAAAAATATAAGCCAATTGTGATAAAGGATAAACAGGAAGAGATTTATGAAAACTTATTTTTAAAAAGTTTACCTATAATTGCTCACATGGAATTAACAGGTTTACCTATAGATTTAGGTACCGTGGCTACCTTAGATATTAAATTAAAAAGAAAACTGGAATCTATTAATTATAAATTAAGACACTTTCCTGCCATTACCAACTATGTATGGAAAAAACAAAGTAAAGCTTTTATTAAAAAGAATTTAATACTAAAGAAAAAAGTAAAAGCTTTACATGAATTTTATGAAGCTTTTAAACCTGGATCTAGTAAACAAGTTAGAGAATTACTTTACGATCATTTTAAATTACCTGTTATAACAGTTACTGATTCAGGAGCTGCTGCTACAGATACAGCTACCCTTAAAAAACATTTATTGGTTTTAAAAGAAACAGATGAAATATACAAAATTATAAGTTACTTAATAGATTTCAAGACTGTCAGTATTATCTTAAATACCTTTATTAAAGCTTTTAAGGAAAATTCTTACAGACATAGAGGACAATCCAGTTTACATGGTAATTTTAATTTAGGGGGAACTGTAAGTGGACGCATGAGTAGTAATTCGCCTAACCTGCAGAATTTACCAAGTAAAGGGAATATATACGCTAAAGACATTAAAAAATGCATTAGATCAACCAATAAAGATTGGTTATTTGCAGGTGCTGATTTTACTTCTTTAGAAGATTACATAGCAGCTCTTACTACTGGAGATTTCAATAAACAAAAAGTGTATCTTGAAGGCTACGATGGACACTGTTTACGAGCTTATTCATATTTTAAAGACCAGATGCCAGATATTAAAAATACTGTTGAATCCATTAATTCAATTAAAACAAAATATCCTGAATTACGACAGAAATCCAAGACAGTAACATTTGCTTTAACCTATGCAGGTACAGCACATACGTTGGAGCATACAATTGGTTTTAGTGCAGAAGAATCTAAAAAAATAGAAGCTAATTACCATGAGTTATATGCTGAAGCTGATGAATGGTTAAAACAAAAATTAAAACAAATAAGCAAAGATGGCTATGCTACATTAGCTTTTGGTTTAAGATTACGTACCCCTATCTTAAAACAGACAATATTAGGTAATTCTGATACACCATATGAAGCTGCTTCTGAATCTCGTACAGTAGGAAATGCTCTTGGGCAATCTTATTGTCTATTAAACACTAGAGCTTGTACTGAGTTTATGGGAAGGGTATATGCATCTAAATTTAAATACGATGTAAAACCTGTTGCACAAATCCATGATGCATCTTATTATCTAATTCGTAACAATCTGGATTGCATTGCGTGGGTAAATAAAAATTTAATCGAATGTATGCAATGGCAAGAATTATCTGAAATAAAACATGACAAGATAAAACTTGGAGGTGATCTAGAAATCTTTTTATCTGATTGGCGTAAAGGCACTACGGTACCTAATAACGCTTCTGTATCAGATATCAAAACCCTGATTAATGGGTAGGTCTATAAATGTTAGTTAGTGACGTATTTTTCCATAATACGTTTTAGCATTATGTAGATGAATAATTAATAAGTCGATCTGCAGTGATTACAGATATTGTAACTATAGCCCCGTAGTTGGCGAAAGAGGGGCACCTAATTCTATTAAGCAGGATAAACATAATGTATACAAATTTAAATAACTTACCTTTATCAATATCAGTATGGTTAGCTGATTCAGATTATGATCTAACAGAACCAAAGGAAAATGAAGTAAGTGCAACCACCCTGTTAAAACCACTTAAAGCATTAATATTAGCAAATCAAAATAAAGACCTAATTAAATCTAATGATATTTAAGATCAAATAGCTTTACGTTATGGATCTGCCATTCATAATTCTATTGAATCTGTCTGGGTAAATAAATCTAAATTAGATAATGCTTTAACTCTGTTAGGAACGACAGAAAAAATTAAAAACAGAATAATTATTAATCCTGATGAAAAAGAATTACTTCATGACTCTATTCCAGTTTATTTAGAACAACGTGTAAATAAAAAAGTAGGTAAATATTCAGTTTCTGGAAAATATGATTTTGTTATTGATGGTGAACTTACGGATTTTAAAACTACAGGAGTATTTAAATATCTCAAAGTACAAGAAGAATTACATGGATTAATTGATTTACCTAATGACATAACAGCTGATGAACTAGCTATTAAATATCCCAGTAGCTGGGATTACATTATGCAGGGTAGTATCTATAAATGGCTAAACCCTGAATTAATTACACAAAACCTAATGAATATAGTTTTCATATTTACTGATTGGAGTGCTGCACAAGCAATGTATAAAAAAGAGTATCCTAAAAAAAGGATAATTAAACAAAGATTACCTCTGTTATCTATTTCAGAAACAGAGAAATTTATTAATAAAACCTTAGAATCTTATTCTAGATTACTAACAGCTCCTCAAGAGCAATTACCAGAATGTACAAGCAATCAATTATGGCGTAAGCCACCTATCTGGAAATACTATAAAAATCCCGATAAAACTAGTAGAGCTACAGCTAACTTTAACAATTCATATGACGCTTCCATGCGTTTAACAAATGATGGAAACGTAGGTATTGTTAAAGAAATTCAAAGTAAACCTACTAGATGTCTGTACTGTCCAGTATTTGAAATATGCAATCAAGGACAAAGCTACGTAGCTGACGGTTCCTTACCAATTTAAATAGGAAAATTTATGAAATCTCTAGATGAAATGGAGTATTTTTGCAGACTCCGAAAAACTTGTAAGTATCTTAGTAAATAAAACACAAAATAATAATCCACTCTTTTTTAGAGTCTTAGTAGCATACTATTTCTCTAAAATAACTAGCATGATGCGTATTGATATTAATACCCACGATAGGGGAAAAATACCAGTAAGTTTATACGTGCTGAATTTAGTATCCAGTGGAGCAGGTAAAGGCTTTTCTACTAATATTATGGAAGAACAGGTAATAAGTGAATTTAAAACTAATTTTGTAGAAGATACCTTTCCAGCAATTGCTGAAGGCAATATAGAAGAAATAGCCAAGAAAAGAGCTATTAAGAAAAATGAAGTTTATGAAGATGTTCTTGATGCTGTTAAAAGGGAATTTAATCAATTAGGTGCTTTAGTTTTTAGCTTTGATAGTGGTACTACACCAGCAGTAAAACAAATGCGTCAAAAATTATTAATGGCAGAAGCAGGTTCAGTAAATCTTGAGATTGATGAGTTTGGTTCTAATTTATTAAGTAATGTTGAAGTACTTAATACATTTTTAGAATTATTTGATATTGGGAAAGTAAAACAAAAATTAACCAAAAACACTAATGACAATAAACGTAGTGAAGAAATTGATGGGAGAACTCCCACTAATATGATGTTATTTGGTACACCTAGTAAATTACTTAATGGAGGAAAAATAGAAGAAGAATTCTACGCCATGCTAGAGACTGGATACGCACGTAGATGCTTATTTGGTTACTACAGAAGCATCAACAAAATGAAAGATCTTACACCTGAACAGGTGTATGACATGATGACAGATAGCTCATCAGAAGCTTATATAAAAGATCTAAGTGAACGTTTAGGTAAATTAGCTGGAAGAATGAACTTTGGAAATACTTTAGAAATTTCAAAAGATAACAGCTTACTGCTAATTGAATATAAACTTAAGTGTGAAAAAATTGCTGAAAATCTGAAAGAACACGAAGATATATTTAAAGCTGAGATATCACATAGATACTACAAGGCTCTCAAGCTCGCAGGAGCGTATGCTTTTATAGAGGGTAACCATGAGGTCACCGAAGACAACTTATACGCTGCTATCAAGCTTGTAGAGGACTCAGGGAATGCTTTTAAAGATATTCTAACCAGGGAACGAAATTACGTTAAATTAGCTAAATATATTGCAGATATTGGACGTGAGGTTACACAGGTAGATTTGATTGAAGATTTACCTTTTTATAGAGGAGGAGATACCCAGAAAAAAGAACTAATGGCATTAGCTACAGCATATGGATATAAAAACAATATCATTATAAAAAGAAGTTACATTGATGGTATTGAATTCCTAAATGGAGAATCAATGGAAATTACTGATTTAGATAAAATGAAGTTATCTTACAGTACTCAAATAACAGAAAATTATATTCCAGAGACTGTTCCATTTGACGTATTACATAAAGTAGTAACAGTAAATGGTTATCATTATGCAGCCCATCATTACAGACATAAATACAGAAAAGCAGACAATATAATTGAAGGATTTAACCTAGTCATACTAGATGTTGATGGTGGTATAAATATAAAAACAGCTCAATTATTACTGCAAGAATATAAAACATTATTTGCAACTACTAAACGGCATACAGCAGATAAAAATCGTTTTAGGATAATTATACCTTTAAGCCATACAGTAAAATTAAACCCGGAAAATTAATAGTAAATTCATGCTGAATGTATTTAATTGGCTTCCTTTTGATGTGGATCAGGCTACTAAAGATTGTGCAAGAAAATGGGAATCTCATAAAGGTACTTACGAATATAACGAAGGAAAATTATTGGATGCCATGTTATTTATTCCTCAAACTAAAAAGGAAGAAGAACAGACTAAAAAAGTATTAGATGCTAACGGACTATCTAATTTAGAAAGATGGTTTCATATGAATACAGATACAGGTAATAGATCTAATCAACTAATTAAATATGCATTAGCTTTAGTGGATAACGATTATACCTTCGAGCAAGTTAAGCAATCTATAACTGATTTCAATGACAAACTGAAATCTCCGATTTCTGATAATGAATTGGCTAACACTATTTTAATATCAGCAATGAAAGCCATTACTAAAAGGGATTCAGAATGAATGATAATTTAATATTAGTTTCCGGGAAAAGTTCTACAGGTAAGAGCTTCTCCCTCAAAGATTTAAAAAATCCTGAAGGGGTGTTGTACTTAAATTGTGAGAGCGGTAAGAAATTACCATTTAAAAATAACTTCATTAGCCATGTAATTACAGAACCTCTTCAAATTTATGAAGGATTCAATTATGCAGAAACTAAAGAAGATATTCACACTATTGTGATAGATAGTCTTACATTTATGATGTCCCTATATCAAACCTATTACATAGATAAAGCTTCCAACGGCTTAAAAGCTTGGGGAGAATATGCTTCTTACTTTAAAAAGCTTATGTCTAATTATGTAGCCAAGTCCTCTAAAAATGTAATTTTTACCGCACATACATCCGATGTATATAACGAAACTGATTTAGTAACAGAAACTATGGTTAAAGTTTCAGGATCTTTAATGAATTATGGAATTGAATCCTTTTTTAGTACTGTAATTAGTAGTAAAAAAGTACCAATTAAATTTCTGGAAGGAAAAGAAAATGATTTATTAAAAATTACAGATGCAGAAAAAATATTAAAATTTAAATACGTGTTTCAAGTAAATCTTACTGCAGAAACCGTAAATGAAAGAATTCGTTCAGCAATGGGTCTTTGGAATTCAAATGAAACATTCATTGATAACAATATCCAAAATGTTATAGAACGTTTAACTGAGTACTATGCTTAATAGTATTACTATAAATTAAATGAGGTAATAAAAAATGGGAATGTTTAGGAAATATTAATTCATCTGAAGAAGTGGTATCCACTGGAGATAGAATCGGAGGTACTGCCTTACCTACAGGAATTTATGAACTTGTTGTAGATATGGCTTATCTTGATGTATCTGCCAGAGGAGCTAAATTTCTAGGTTTATCCTTAGTAGGTGCTAACGGTGAAAAACATAAAGAAAAAATTTATTTCACTACTGGTGATGCTAAGAAAAATGTTAATTTTTACGAAAAAGAAGGAAAGAAATTTCAATTAGCTGGTTATACTTTAGCTAATGAACTTTGTTTATTAACGACAGGTAAACTGTTAGAACAGCAAGAAGATTCAATGGAACCTAAAAGTATTAAGGTTTACGATTTTAACGCTAAAAAAGAAATTCCAGTACAAAAGCAAATTTTCATGAATGTTTTAGGTAAGCCTGTAGCAGTAGCTTTAACTAATAGTCTAGAAAATAAAAATAAAAAAAATGCTCAAGGTAACTGGGTAGCAACTACTGAATCCAGAGTAGCTGTAGGTATTAGGAAATTTTTAGAAACTGAAACGTTATTATCAGTAAAAGAAAAAGCTGAAGATGCTACAGAAGCTAAATGGTCTAAAGATTGGCAAGAAAAATTCGGTGATAAGCAAGTTAATAATTTTACTACTATTACTGATGATTCTGATGGTATTTCTGAAACAACCAATGAATCACCTGTTGAAAATATTTTCGGCACTTAATTAATTAAGTTTTGGGTGATACCCTAAAAGTAACTAGTGTTATTTGACCTAGTTACTTTTTTTTTTATAAGGAGTTACTATGCAGATTATTGATATTAATAGTAAATTGGAAAAAAATAAAATAGGAGAAAATGTTGACGACCTGCTAAAAAATTTAAATATTTTAAAAGATGAACAAGGTATAAAAAATATTGCGTGTATATTTGTTAATGGAGAAGGAGCTGTATGTACAAATATAGCCAATTCTAATGATATATTAAACATGCTAGGCGGTATGTCCGTTTTAAAGGCATCTATTGCTGATAGGATATCTTCTATCAACTAATGCTTAAAAGCTCTTAGAACGTCTCTGAGGAGGTCTCATGATTGATTCTATACAAGCAAGAGAAACTGAAAGACAAAAAATTGAAAGACAAACACAGGAATATCTGGAATCAGGTAAAAAAATAACTATACTTCCCCCTTGTGTATCAAGAGATGAAGTTGAAACTTTTGTGATTAATGGATCAAAAAAATGAAAACCATCATTTGTATAAATTTATGCTTAACACTATTTATTTTAGTGATGTGGGCAGTAGATGATATTCATGGTATGAATAATCCTATTCAATTACCTGGAGGATTTCATTGTTTAAATGGCAGTTTGTATTACAAAACAAATGCACTTAAATATGAAAATAAACCAGTGAACTGCAATAAACTAGTTAACTATGGATAAGCCTAAAGCAATAATTCAAACAATAGCTGTAGATCCTCATGTAGCTAATGATATTGGGGTATATGTTAATGGACAATTAATAAAATCATTTAACTCATTATCAGATGATTACGCTATGACAAACGCCTGTACTTTTAAGGAGAAATATAATGACAATGACATCAATAGAAGAAATTAAACTAGACGCTATACGAAAAGCTGGAGTAGGCTTATCAGTTAATGCTTGTCCTGTATTTGATAATCCAGCTGATAAAGCTGTTTGGTTAACAGCTTGGTATGCAGAAAATGATGATACAGATAGGGGACAATGGATTAAAGGAAATAAATTTTTTTCTATATTGAAAGCACATACCAGAAAAAATAAGTTAGCTTACGTATTTATGCAACTTGATAATTTACAGGTAATTGTTCGTAGTTCTAATTTATCTAAAATAGAAGATTTATTTTTAAACGTAGTATTATGAATTTTTAGGTTGTTATGATAACTCTGTAACTAGAGAATATATTAGAGAAGATCATGCTTTTTGGTTTAAATGATAGGTTATTAAAATGACTTCAGATAATCCTATAATGATATCCATTGAAAAAATTAGACAAACCATTCCCTGTAAAAGCTGGTTGGGAAAAGTTTAATAAATTAACCGCAGATATTGATACTAAGGAAGAAATTAATGCTTCCTTTCTAGTGCAGCATACAACTCTTGAAAATGCTTTATGGGCATTACAAAGTAGAAAGGAATATTCTTTATTGTGGAGAAAATATGTAATTTGGTGTTTATGGGAAAATAAAGATTTATCTATAAATCCTGATTTTGAAAAACATTTAAAAGAATTATGGGAATATTGTGCACAACCTATGAGTAAGAATTCTCTACCTCCTATAAGAAAAAGAATAAAAGAATCTTTAACTTTAAATAAAAAAAATAAATATTCATATATGGATACTGCTTTATTATTAGCAGCTTCCAGAGATATTTCTATATATGCTCCATATGAAATTATAAAAAATATAATATTTGCAAGTACAAAATCTAAAACAGAATTAATTAATATTTTTACTACTAAATTAAAATTAGTATTGGATACAAGTAATTGTATCTGTTCTATACAGGAGACATTAATATGAACTACAGCAAATTAGGTAATGAACAAATTTCAGAATTAATTGAAAAAAGGCTAAAAGTAGATCCCTGGATAAATACAGAAAATAGATACCATAATTATTGTGGAAACCCCTCTGATGCTTGGCCCATTATTGCTAGTAGAAAAATATCTTTGGTTTATGACCCAGATATTAAAAAATGGGAAGCATCAGTAATAGTGGGAAAATATCCCGATGCTAAGGAAACATTGGAAGCTTATGCCTTAAAAACCATAAATCATTATGATTATAATCCTCTACGTGCTGCCATGATTGTATATTTGATGATGGAGCAATCAGAATGAGTATGAACTTGATAAGTGATAAGGTTGGGCTAAGACAAACACCAACATGGATCACCTATTTAGCACTTTATGATGTAAATCAACGAAAAAGAACAAGTGAAGAAACCAGCCACATTTATGTATCTTGGTTAAAAAGTACCTTAAACGGCGTATGGGATAGCAGTGAAGAGTTGGAATCAGCACGAACAACGATTAATTCTCACATAGAAACACTTAAAGAAGCTATGCCTTTAACTTTCGATATTATTTAATGTAGGAGCCACCAGAATGAATGACTTTACCGTGAACCCAACAGACAAGATTAAAGAGCTTGAGCAAGAACGGGATGAACTGAAGGCTCATGTTGAACGATTGAATGAGGCTTTCTATGACTGGGACAACTTTGTAGACGATAAATATGAATTTGTATTGGTAGATGTTTTCAATGCTACACCAGCGCAAAGCCTTAAAGAAATTAAAGCTGACGCTATTGAGGACGCCATCATCTACGCGAACAACAGGATAGAAGAGGAAGGCTGGGCGCATGGGGCTATGATTGAAATTAAATTCCTTATGGAATATGTAGAGCAATTGAGAACAGGCAAGTCTGCACCATTAGATATCAGCTCGTTCAACAGTCAAACTATTTTACTTAACCGATGTGAAGGTAAAAATAAGCATAACCCCCGCCCAAGTTTAGAAGTTGTAATCAAAGAACTCTCTCGTCATGTGCATAGTCATATAGACCATGACGGATCAACAACCGCTAGTGTAAGAATCTGGAGTATTAGAAGGGCACTTGAGTATTTACTTAAATATGCAAAACAGCTTGAGGAATGAATGATATGCCTGACATAACCATGTGCGCAAACACTCTTTGCCCCAGAGCCGGAGAATGTTACAGAGCTACGGCAACACCATCTGAGCATCGGCAAAGTTACAGCAGCTTTAAATACCAGCTAAGTAACAACGGAGTGCTTTGTGATTACTTTATCGCCAATTCAAAACCACTACAAATAATTCTGTAACGCATGTAGGGAATGATTGATATGAACATGAACACATCAACTAAACATAATGGTGCAGAGATTTATAAAAACCAGCAAAGAGAGAATAGAATTAAAAATAGTGCGGCAATGCCATCTCCCACAAAAGAATCATTAGATAATGATAGGAAATTAGAAAAATATTGGGAAGATATGCCAGATGAAGATGAGCATCTTGGGCCATTTTAAACAGATATAGAAAGCCACCATATTTATACATGTTTCTGTTGACATGTATAGGGAGTGAATAATATGAATAAATATAGGGTCACGACATTTGCTGACGGAGAAGCTCAGTCTTACGTTGTCTATTGCTACGATATTATAAGCGCTATAGGAACTGCTGTAGTTGAGCCTAAGAACGTAATAAAAATTGAGTTAATTGGCGCTAAGGAGTGAGTAAATAATGAAAGAAACTGCTTTAACCCTAACAATTTATATTGTCTTATTATTAACAATTTGGGGGCTTGGTACATGGTTCTCTAATCGAGTCAGCACTTATGAGATCATACAGCCAGAAGCCAATATTAAATGTGTTGTAGTGAGCCGTATGTTTAACACTAGCGTTGATTGCTGGAACCCTTAAATATTAAGGGATTGAAAAATGAGTGGATAAAAGTAGCGGCTCGGAGTTAGTTAAATTCAATAGAGGATGGCCACCTCACAAATGCGTCAGTCGAATTACAGCTCCTTTTTGGTTAAACCCAGAGCCGCTACTTTTGTTTATTAATATTTCATCAGGTGAGCGCATCACTTAGAGATAGAGGGGATATTATGGTTACTGCAAATGATGTCACAAACCAATCTGGTTTTAGTAAAATATACAGATTATATAATGTATCTACTGCTGGACATGGTTCTACAGGAAGATGGAATAAATTGCCTGTTCCTGCAAAATTTAGTAAAGCTAAATTAGGTGATCTATTAGATTCTTCTTTTAGCTTAGTAGCTAATTTTGNTTTAAATGAAGGTGTTCCAGCTAATGCGTTTGTACGTTATATTAAATATAAAGGTAAATATTTTATTCAAGATCCTGAAAAAAATTTATATCTGAAAGAAGGTACTAAAATTTTTTGTAGGAAAAAAAGTGATAGAAATAGTGAAGAAGAATTTGAAGACAAATACTATTAATTGCTCCGCAATATGCTATGCAATTTCATACGGAGAAGTACCTACTTCTAGCTAGTGTTGATGCCACTAGCACCCTCTCTGGAGGTGCAGGTTCCCATCTTTTAGGTACATGGAACCATTTACTAATTTTATAAGGACAATTTATATGAGTCACACACCTAGATATTTCGCTAAAATGCAATTATTCCTTACCACTGTACGATATAATATTCTTTATGAGCCTGAAAAAGTAAACAGGGATACTATTTGTAAACAAATTGGTATTACCAATGTTGCTTGGAGAATTATGCAGGAATGTAATTTTGTATATAAAGATAAAAATGTCTATAAATGGATAGGTGGTAATATTAATTCAATTATGATTAATACAGCTTTGGATAGATTAGATAAATATTACAAAAGTTTAAAAGAACCAAAAGAATTTACCAAGATAACTAATAAAGGATTGCCTGTTCTTACTAATGTTAAGGATCAACCTAAAAAAGAAAGAATTGTGTCTATCAATAAAAATACACCTAAAACACCTAAAGAATACACAATGCAAGAAATAATAGATATGATGATTAGAATTACTGAACAATCTATTGAACAAGATAAAAGAATTTCAAATTTAATTAAACAGCTAAAATAAGTAAGGTTATAACGAATGAGTTCTTATATTATTACTGTAAAAGATACAATTGGAACTTATGATTTTCATGTAGAAGCTTCTACGGAAGAAGAAGCTATTGAAAATTATAAAATTAAAATAGCCAAATATTCTCCTGGTTTTGAAATAACCAGAGTAACTCTTATTGATGATGATTAAGGAAACTAATTATGGATGTGGATAAAAAACCAAAACTTACTAAACGTGAAAGGAAAAGAATATTTACTATGAACAGTGCAACAGAAGCTTCTATCGCAAAAGGAAAATTTATATACACGTCAGATAGAAAATACAAAGGTAAATTACCTACTTATGCCCCGAATCCTTCAGGTTTAGGGTTTATAAAAATAGGGCGAGGAATTCCTTTTGTAAGGGTCAGCTAAATGACTGATATAATTTCAAATACAATAACCGATAAGGATGCCTTAGAGTACGCTGAAGGCTATTCAGACTGTGAGGAGGGCTATCCCCCTAGGAAAAGCTTAAAAGCTTATGAGGAGGGCTACAGTGCCTGCTACGCTGATTCTAGTATTAGAGATCATATGACGGAACAACAATTTAATGGTAATACATAATGGCCCTTTTTAAGATGGTAGAAATTGGTGATAAAGTTAAAAACAATAAAAATGAAATCTGGACAGTAATAAAAACTAATAACAGTGTAGCTCACATAATTCGTGGAGATATTAACTCTTTGGAAAAAGATTCTTTTATCGCTTCTTTTAGTTTAGGTGGTAAAACTGTTTTTAATAAAAATATGACTTTAGTAAATAAAAATGACAATGCAATTTAAAACAGTAAAAACTAAAATTAAAAAAGGAAAACGAAAATGTAATAAAGAATATTGGATTGTAAAAGTAGAAATTGTATGGGGTTATTATCATTATTCAGTTACATCAAGGGAAAGATACTGTAATAAAAATAAAGCACTTAAAATAATAAATAAATTAAAAACACAAGAGCTTTTAAAAGTTATAAGTGCTGAGAAGTTCACTAAAGCCTGTATAAGAGCTGCCCATGGATAGATTATCAAGAAATAATTTTTTTTTGTACTAGCACTAATAACATATGTGTTCTGATCTATTCAATACGAAGGAAGAAGCTAAAAGAGTACTGGATAAATTTAAAGTTAAAACACTATTAGGAATTGAAATATGAATCTTAAATTATTTAAATTGTTTAAAAAAATATTTAATAAACCAGATATAGAACCAATTGCTATTGGTAGCAGAGACTATGAAGCTTTTCAAGCTTTCTGCGAAGGTTACCAATTAGGTAAAGAGAGTAATAATGAATAAACCACAAGGCTTCATAGGCATTGATCCTGGTTCTATGGGCCAGATATGTTTATTTGCTCCTGAGAGTAAATTTATACATTTTATACCTACAGCAGAACATCCAGTAAAAATCTTAGGCTGGTATAGAGGCATTTAAAGATTCTTTTAATGTAAGAGTTATTTTACTGGAGAAAGTACATTCTGTATTTGGAACCTCAGCTAAATCTAATTTTAATTTTGGCTATAATGTAGGAATAGTAAATACCCTAGCATTATTAAGCCAAGTAACTGTTGATTTCGTGCAACCTAAAAAGTGGCAGAAAACAATAGGTGTAACCAAGAAGGGGAAAGAAATTAAAAAGGAGGTAGCAAGTATCTGTAGTCGTTTGTATCCAGATGCTGAAATTTATGGGCCTAAAGGTGGATTACTGGATGGCAAATCAGATGCATTAATGATTGCTCATTATGCTTTTTTAAATTACAAGGTGTGAAATTATGAATATATCTCTAGATAAAGATGAAATTAATATTGCTATTACTGATTATGTTGGTGCTCAGGGGGTAGTTACTGAGGGTAAACAGATTAAAGTAGTTACTAAAATGAAACAGAATAAAGGTTTAACTGCTGAAGTTACTATCTTAGATAATGAAGAAAATGTTTCAGAAGAAACAAATGTGTTTTCTGAATAATGAAATCATTTATAGATATACTCTGTACAGCATTAATAACAGGATTATTGGTACTAGGATGGTTCCTAATACCAATAATTGGTTTGATGATATCACCCTTAATTATAGCTGTAGTAATTTATTTTGCTATCCAGCAATATAGGGAATTTATAGAGGAAGAAGAGAATAATAAAAATTAATACCCAAACATACCTGATAAAATATTTAATCCCTGAACATCTGTAGCTGAATTAAATGGGCCTTTAAAGAAACCCATTCTTCCAGTGATGCTTCCTGTAATTAAATTATCATCCAGTATGTCTGTTATACCACCAAATGCACCCTGCATTAATAATAAAGAAAGAACTCTTGCTGGATTCTCAGTAAAGTTTTGTAATATTACTTTCTGAATTCTGAATAGGAACTTACTGAACATAAAGAAGCCCATGTCATTTAAGTACTGTAATTCTTTACTGGTAGGTACATCATAATTAATAAAAGCATCTACTACATCTTGTATAGACTCTTTCTTAGTCATTCCTTTAACTTCAGTATTATGCTTGTGTAAAGCAAATCTAGCTATGAAATCACTATATTGAGTGGCTTTAAGCATAGTCTTAAATATAGTAGTATCTTCAGATAAATAAGCTAATTCAGCACCTGCTTTAATAGGCTTAGGTATTTTCTTAATTACTTTAGATTTATTAATTAATTTATCTCTGTAATTGTAGATAGAACGAGTATCAGAAACATCTTCAGTTATAGCTTGAAATAAACCTTCCTGAATTAATTCATTAACGGGATTATTCTCAATATTATTCTCTAATTGTGAGATCTGCTCATTTAAAGCAGTAACTGCTGAATTGGATAGGTTTTTATCAATTTTTACCTTTCGTTTTAATGCAGATAATTTCCGGATATCTACTCTATGAACTCTTAGAGCTTGTAAAGCTAATGCCTGATTTTTAATCAAATAACCAGGTGGAACTCCTTTAACCCAAGATAAAGCTAAATTACTAATAAAATTAGCTGATATTACTGCAGGGTTCCTGATAACAATATTAGTTTTGGCTACATTAACTATCTCTTGCCAAATAAGTTCAGCCTGTTTAACTTTACCTAAATTTAAAGCTCTGTTTATTGATTTAGCTAAAGGTGCTTTACTATTTTTAAAAATATTACCAATAGAAGCTTTTCGATATCCAAAAATAATATCAACAAATTCTTTTCGTACAAACATATGGTCTGAACCAAAGACATCCATCATATCTCTACGCATATCTTTAGGTAATAATTTATACAATTCCCTGAATTTAGGATCTTCACTATCTAGCGCTATTCTTACGAAAGCATCAGGATCTTCTGCAAACCCATTCTGGAAATCTTCATAGGCTAGATCAATAACCTCTTTATTGATAGTTTTAGAATTCTTCTTATCTTTAAGAGAACCCCACATACTACCCATAACATGATCAAATCTATTATCTTTCTCAAATACTTCATCCTTAAATTGTTCAGATAGAACATATCTATATCCCGTTACCTTACCGTTAGAATTACGGATAGGTAGCATAATAGGATCTGTAGTATTTAGTGCAACAGTGCCTTTAAATTGTGCTGCTATTAATGGATCAACTTTAGCATTCATTTTACGTCGGGCTTCATCTGCTTTATCTATAGCAGTCATAGCGTGAGTAGACTCATACGCATCCAGAAAACTAAAACCCTTACTGTTTTTATTAGTAAGAGAAGCTGTAGCTTTTAGGTAGGCTATAGAAGCATTGTTTTTAGATACGTACATTACTCTAGAAGGTGATCTGTCAAATCTATCCTGATCAAGAACAGCATGTAATACATAACCTGCTCTGTTCATTTCAGCTTCATCTTCTTTAGAGCCTATTTTAATATCCGTATTAGGGTTAATAGTTTCATGTGTGTATCCCTTAATCATTAATCCTTTTTGGTTTTTAAATACAGAATTTAAGGCTTCTTCTTTTACACCAGCATGTAAATTAAGCAAATGGATAATGCCATTATCATCCCCATTTTCAGCATATTCACGTTCCATTACTGTACTGAGAGTATCTTTATGCACAGTATCTGTATTCTGTAATGCGTAAAGAGAAGCTAATCTATCAATAATCTCTTCTGCCTGCTTTGAGGAGCCCTCTTTAAGGCTCTGTTGGGTACCCTGTAGGGTAGCTATACTTTGAGCGTTTAATTGCAATCCATACAATCCTACGACCCCTGAGGCCATTAATAAACCTAGTCCTCTAGCTTGGTTAACGTAATAAGATTTATTTTCAGGGCCAAAAGAATCAAGTTCCTTTTGAGTATCCTGAATAGCTTTAATCAGTTCAGATGAGTCTGTAAGAATATCTTTAATCTTATATTTACCAATAAGGGTAACCAAATCTGTTTTAACAGTGCTTTGGTAATAGCAGTAGATTCCTTACTGTTAGGTTTTCCTGTAAGAAATGTATTTTCAATTTCTTCAATAATTTCTTCAGAAGCTGTTTTACGTGCCCTGTCAATAATATCTTTAGACTTACGCAGTAATTCATGCCATCTAAGACCATCTACAGATGTTTTGGATACTTCTCTTACCAGGGAAAGTAATAAACCATCTTCAGTAATTTTTAATCTTCTGAGAAACTCTCTTAATACTTTTTTAAATTTCTTGCTTCTGACAGTATCAGGCAGCACAGCAATAGCATTTAATACTTTTCCTGTTCTGGAAGTAGATGTTTCTAATTTGGTTTTACGCCATTTAACAAAAGGTTCAACTATATTATTTACAGCAAGCTGGGATGCTTTATCATTAAGCTGTTGACTAATCTGCATCTTATCCAGAAGGCTATTACGCTGCTTATTCATGGTGTGAGCTGTATGCTCAACTAAATTACGTAAAGCAACGTCTGCAGTTTCTGTATTACGTAACTTTTCAAACTTAAAACCAATCCAGTTAAGTACATTTATAAACCAATTATTAATACGTTGTGCTGCTGTCAATGGCACTTTAACCGTACTATCAACAATAAGAGAAGATAATTTTTTCTGGAAAACTTCATTGGTTAAACCAAAGGAAACAAATTCATGTAAGAATGCATTTTTAGTTGTTTGATCACTAGTTTTAATATTCCTGGAATTATTAAAGATATAATTATATCTCTCAGTAGCACTGGCTTTCTCTTGTTCTAGGGAATTTTTAATTACTACATCACCGTTTTCATCACGTAGTAAGAAATCATCAGGAGTAATTCTATCTTTAACTCCGTTAAATATTTTAAGTAATTCCTGTCTAAACAAGAAAGAGTTATCTATGGCGTAAGCCATAGTAGTGTGTAATAACTCATGGACATGAGTCTCCTGTGTACTCATTTCACTATGGCTATTTATACGACTGGTTGCAGAAGCATTAATAAATATTTTTCTACCTTTTACCGCTCCAAATGTTTTATCGCCATCTACTTTTAAACGGAAATCCTGAGCGTCCATTCTAACCAATACCTTATTAACTATATTCTCTAATATGCTTCTAAGGTGTGCAGTATGGGAAGGTGAATCCTGTTTATTACCATATTGTTTAACTTTTTCAAATATCTCTACAGAATTCTTAGCTGTAAGATTCTCATCAAATTGAGAAGTAAAATTATCAAAATCAATATTTTCTTCATTTGAAGAATTAAAAGTAGTTGATTCTTCTTTTTCAGTGGATAAATTAAATACTTTATCTGGATCATCTTTTCTAAGATTGTCCAGAATTTGTTCCAAAAGCTCATTTCTTTTAATTTCAAGTGCATTTACATCTATGCTCTCATCATTAATACTTTCAGCTATTTGTTTATCAATTTCATCTCTTTCATTTTCTAATGCAACTCTTTCTTTTTCCAGAGCTGTTAAATGATTGTTGGGACCATCTGGAATAGCTACATCAAATAACTGAGAAGATAGATCAACTAGTTCAGTTAATGCTGAATTATCCTTGGATATACCAAGTAGATCATGCATTAATTCAATAAAAGAATTCCATGCTGACCTGGTTTTAGTTACTTTTACTTGTCTTAATACTCTCTGGAAATCAGGATCAGTTAATCCCCAACTAATTATTTCCTGAGTATTTTTAAAAGCATTCTTAAAGAGTCTCATATTCTCGACAGCTCTAGCTACTTCTTCATCAGATCTTGTGAGAGATTCTTTTGTATTAAACTCAGGAGAGTTTAAAATATTTGCAATAAGTTTTTTTAACTTATTATCTATTGCTAGTACGTTATCTTGTACCTCAGATTCTTCTTCAGTTAATTTAACTCTTTCAACTATTCTTTGATGGGTAGTAACAGTAGCTACATGTAATAATTCATGCAACCACGTTATTTCATTAGCCCCATTTTTATTTCTACCAGCATTTTCAATGGATAGTATACTAATAGATACAGGCACAAACTGTCTTTCATCACTAAATTTATTAAAGCTGGCTGTACCTAATACAGGAAACTTAGCATTTAAATTTAATGTTACACCTTCAGGAATTAATTCTTGTATGCGTGCAGCAATTGCTCTTCTTGCTGGAGTAGTTGCATTATCTTTTAACCAAGCTACTAATTCACGAGCATCCTTCATGCCTTTAAAAATATTTTGCATTTGAAGTTCAGTTCTAGGCGCTATCTCACCTTGTTCAGTATGTACTGAGTCAGTAATCTCTTTAATATTGCTTTCAGTTACTTCTACCGTTTCTTCTGTATTGGCTTCAAAAGAACTATCTCCGGGAAGAGCAAATTGGTTTATACCAATAGGACCCTCACTGAGTAAATTTGCTCTAGCAGCTTGTACTGAACCATTAAAATCAACCATTTCATTTAGAAAGTTTCTAATGGTAGGAAAGTCTTTAGCTCTCGTAGTTGCTCTAACAGACTGTGTTGCTGCTTTCATGGCTCCTGCATCTGAATTAATATCATCAACTAAAGCTGTAAGAGCATTTGTTACTTCCTGAAATACTGAATAATTAGTTCCTACTTTCCAGAAGCTTTTATTAGCTGTTTTAGTACCCTCAGAAGCATCTGCTATGCCATATATGGCTGCATCATGAATATTGAGAGCTTCAAACTCCTCAAATATATTAGTTTGAATAGAACCATCCTGTGCATGAGTAGCTGTCACTAAGCCTGATACACCAGGGTTAAGATAAGTTGTATGGGATATAACTCCTACAGCTGACTTAGGTTGTCCTTTAGAATAATTAACCTGAGAAGCATCCCTAAGCCTCTTGTAATCTCTCTCTGATATTAGTTTAACTGCTAACAGACCATCTTCTTTTCCTTTAGAGAAAGGTGTTTTAATTATTGGTTGAAATTTTTGGAGAGAATCAAATATATCTGAGATTTCCTGATAAGATAATTCTCTACCCAGCCTTTTTACTTCTGCTTTTTGTCTGTCTTCAAATTTCTTGTTAAATATATCAAACATGATATTTAAGGAATTATTTATTTTTTCCCTAAATTCTGTAAAGAATCCTAATTTTTTCTCAAGAGCTGATTTTAAAGTATTACCATAAATTTCTAGTATAGAACCTCTTAAAACAGTTTCTAATTTTGCACTTATAGATAAATTAAGAGGATCTGAAAAATCTAAGTCTTTAGGAATTTTCTTACCTGCTAAGGTAAAAATATCTGTAACTATTTTTTTGGTTTCAGCTTCTACCGACGAAGGTGCTTTAGCCTGTGAAGCTTTTTCTAAAGCAATTTGGATTTTCTCTATAATTATAGGGGTAAGATTATCAAGAATACTGTCGCTACCTGCACCATAATTAGTTAATAGGACAGGGTCTTTACTCATCTGTCTTCCGAGAGATGTGACTTGATTATCAGCATCTACGAAAGCACCAATTAAAGACTCCAAAGCAGTAATTTTTTTAGCAATAGTTTTATTGCCCTGTCCTAACAAATAAACCTGCCTTTGCCACTCAGAAGTTAATTTTTGATAAATATCCTGATTACCTTGTTTACTCTTCCATTCTGGGTAAGTTAATCCAGTTTCTTCATTGACGAATATGCCTACTGAAGCTAACTCAGAATTAGAAACAGCAGGCATTTGCATTAGTGCAAGGGCTAGACCATTAGTAACACCATCTGTCTCCAGTCCTATATTAGTTTCAAAAGATTTAGTAACTTTATAGGCTTCCAGTGCTACTAAGCCATCAAAGCTATGTAGGTCTTCACCTCCTACTTTAACTGCAGCTACAAGATCTTCTTCAGCAGTCTTCTTTTTAGAAGCTGATGATTTGGGATTATTAATAACTTTAAGGGCTGCTATTCCTTTTTTAATTACAGGATCTTTACGTAATCTTTCAAATTCATTTTAAGCTGTCTTCTAAACTATTTTTATCTATGCCAAAACCAAATGCAGCAGCTACTGCTAACTTAAAGTTAACTCTGCTTTTATCCTTAACCCCTACAGTAGTATTCCAGGAACGAACGCCTATGAGGTGACGTATAATCTTACTGCCTTGGGGATTTAAAGTATTATTTTTTATGCCTATACGGAAATTTTTCCATACTTCATAGGAAAGATAGATAGGAGATTTTAATCCACCATTATTTTCTACATGCTTAACATTAAGAAAATAATTATCTATAGTACGTTCTATTTCCTCATTTACTGCTTCTATCTGTTTACGCCTATCAGTATGAATAAAAGATTCACTATCCAGATCAACCCAACCACTCATTTTAAGTAGAGTGGTTCTATCAATATTGTTAACAACATTATGAGTATTCTGTTTAATCTCCCATTTAACAGCTTGCATCTTCTGTAAAACTTTTTTAAATTTAGAAGGTAATTTTTGTTTATTACCTTTTAATGTTTTTGGTATTTCTGTATTAGGTTCTAAACCAGCTAATACCTTACTGGAAGTAATTCCGAAGAAAGATTCTAAAAATTCAGGAGCTTTACTCAATAAATCTTCTATTTCAGAAATACTTTTAATAAGTACAGGTTTACCTTGTTTATTGGCTTTACCTTTTTTAGTTTTAATTACTTTAGCTGTAGATTTAGCACGTACAAAATTAGTTGATTTTGTAGGATCAAAATTAGTTTCAGAATCTTCAATACCATTTGCAGAAGCCATCCTTTCTGCAGAAACTGAGCTAATTTCAACTAAATTATTATCTTCCATCGTTTTTATCATGGCTAATCCAACAGCCATTTCTAATTTAGCCATAACCTCTGAATTATTAGTGTCAGTTATTTTAATACCCAACTGTTTAACTACCTGACGACCTAAATTTTCAGCCAATACTGTTCGAACTATACCTACATTCTGAAAAGTAGCTAAATTACGAGGAGATATAGGTGTACCTATAGGTGCTCCTATAATGCTATTAATATCATCTGCTGTATTAGTAAGTGTTTCTCTGCTTCTAGTACCTAACCAGTTAAACCCAACAGTACTCATAATACTGACCAAGTTCTCAGGTAAACTTAAATTACCTTTAGAATCTCTTTTTGCAAAGAATAATAAAGGATTACGTTCCAAGGAGGATCTGGTTCCATTAATTTGTTCTGGAAACACTGCATTAGAATCTAATTCAAGAATTGCCTTAGATAATGTATTACTAAAAGCACTAACAAATTTCTGAAGAGGTTCAAGTACGGCAGTCTCTTCTTCAGCTAATGCAAGGATCCGGGTAATTACTGAGCTACTAAGAGTATCGTTCCTAATCTTGGTAAAAAAATCAGGAACTGTACTTAGAATACCTACTGGAGCTTTAGCTTTCTTAGAAAATAATGTATTAACAGTTGTACCAACAGGTAATCCTATAATTTTTTTAGTACCTTTTTTGACAGCTTCTACTAAAGCTTTAGCTGCTTTAACAATCAAAGCTTCTTTTTCATTGGTATTCTCTAATAATTCATCTGCAATTGGTTGTTCATTTACAATAGAGTCTTTACCTGCTTTTGTATTAACTTCAGTAGCTTTAGTTTCAGATACTTTTTTAGTTTCTACTCCTTGCTCAGCTTTATCTTTTTCTCTTTGTGCAGCTCTCTTCTTAGCTTCTGCTGCCTGAGTTGCTCTTTTAGACTCAACAATTTTAGCATTCTCTTCCCCTGATTTAGTTGTATCAAAAGCTAAGAAATCTTTTCTTAATATTTTAAAATTCTCTAATATAGAATTAAATTCTTCTTCAGATACTTCATTAGTACCATTTTCACCAATAATTTTATTTAGGGTTTCTATTTGAGCAGCTCTTTCATCCTCTAAAATTTTACTAGGTAATTTATTCTTACTATCACCGAGTGATTTTAAGGTATTTAGGACTTTAGTCAGAGCACCTTTACCAGTCTTATTAAGCGCTAATTTACCTTTAGTAACTTTAGAAGAATTGGTAACAGCTGTTTTAGCTGTTTTAGCTGTTTTCTTGGTAACTGGTTTAGTTTCTGTAGTAGATGTATCCGTAGACACGTCTGAGGTGTCCTCAGAGACGTTTTCAGTAGTATCCCCTGCAAAGGTTACCTTAGAGTCTAACGGTGCAGGAGCGACCTCTGAGCCATCAAATGAATCATTGAATAGAGCAATAGCTCCTTTCTCCGCTAATTTAATAGCAGCAAGGTCAGGAGATACAAACTCCTTTATAAATCTAGCAGTTTTCTTATCCCCAAAACCAGTAAAACTATTAACCTTAAAGTCTTCTTGCTTTTTAGATTTCTTGAATCGTTTTTCAGCTAATGTTAATGCTTTAAGTTTATCCTGCTGTAGTTGCCTTAGATTACTTAATTCTTTAACAGTGGCTAAGGCAGCAGTTTTATCTCCTACAGCTATAGCTTTAAATAAATTCTTGGCATGTGTAGTTATACTAGTAAAACCCTTGGAATCTTTTTTAAGAATATTTTCTTGTACTTCTTCAGCCCCTGTAAGTAACTCTATATTATTCTTTATGGTGTCTTGATCTTCTTTAGAAGCATCATCAAATTCTTTACTACCAAATACTGTATCTTCAAGTTGCTTTAAAGGAATCTCAGTACCATCTTTAATACTGGATACAATTTGGTTAAAACTTTCAGTTTTAGCTTCTTTATTCTCTTCAGTGGTTTCTTCAGCTAAAGTAGCTAAATTGTCTTTAACAGTTTCTCCTTTTTCTTTTGCAAGCGTATTTAAATGACTATCCACTAAACCTGAGAATGCAGAAGTTAATTCGGATAAATCTTTCTCTGGATCTTCCTTTCTGGCTTTAGTTATTAGTTCACTTAATTTGTTGAGTCTTGCTTTCCTCTCATCTCCATTAAGATCACCTAAACCAGATGAAACAATTCTAGTAGCCAGTTCAACACTAGTACCTGTATTATTTTTAAGATCTGCAGCTAGTTGACCTTCTTTTTTATCTTTAGCGTCTTTTAAGAAAGCATCCCGTTTCTCAGCTAGAGTATTCACTCCTTTTGCTGCAACACCTGCTGGAACAGCTAAAGCTGCACCAGCCACACTTGGGGCAGAGAATACACCACCACCAAAACCACCTAATTGACCATTTGTTATAACTTTTACTAAATCTACCTTAGATAGATCTTGCTTTACTGCAAACTGTTCTAGGACGTTCTGTACACTTTCAGTTCCTGCTTCTAATGCCACAGCTCCTGTGGTATTAAATCCTGCTGTAAATGGCTTTAGCAAAAAACTATTTAAGCTTCCTAGTTTTAAACCTGCTCCTTCTAAACCTTTAAATATGGTTTTACCTATCTTACCTGCTTGAGCTGTACCAATAGCACCTACCCTATCTAAAGTAGCAAATACAGTGCCCAATACAAATATCCCACGTTTTTCATCATTGGTAGGTAATCTGTTATTCTCACTTTCAAAGTCTTTTACAGATTTATCAAAAAATTGAGCAGTTAAAGCTGTCATGGTGATGCCACCAGAAACAACTAATGCCCCCATAAGAGGGAGAGACTCAGAGAATAGCTCAATAGCAGCCTCAGTGTCTTCCAAAGCTAAATCTTTAAAAGCTTCTAAAATTAATTTAGTGCCTTTTAAATTATTACCTTTTTTAAATTCTGCTATAGCTTCTTTATTTTTAGTATCTAATGTACCTAATGCCTTATTAGAGACATCTCTATTAACCAGTTTACCTGCATCTTCTGATAATTTTCCAAAAGAATCTATAAAAGAATCTCTTACTTCAATTTCTTGTAGCTGATCAAAAGTAGATTCAGTCAGTAAACCTTCACTATCTGGATTAATACCATCAGTGAATAATGCTTGTTCCTCTTTAGTAAAACTGAGAGCGGAGTTCCTCTCAAGTAACTGGCGTCTTCGTGCTCTAGTTTCAGGAGTATCCTCCTCTATAGGAGGTAGCTTATCCAATTCTATTTGAAGTGCTTTCTGTTCTATTTGTTTATTTTTTATACTAGCAAAAAGTTTACGTTGATTATTACTTATCCCAATATTTTGAAGAGCATTCACACCTTCAAAAGGCAGTGAACCCACAGCATCAATAACTTGAGAACCTCCAGATAATAAAATGCCCCCAGCATTTAATAATTTACCTGAAATAGTATTCTTTACAGCATCTGTAACTAAAGAAGTTTTCTCACGCTCAGCTTTGAATTAATGAGTCATTAAGTAATTTTCTCTGGCGTTCCTTTAAAGTATTAATGGCATCTTCTGCATTAATTTCTTCACTAGTAGGCGTAATATGTTTTAGAAATTCTACGTCTTAACAGATCAACAAGAAGACTAGGAGATGCTCCTTTACCTTCTATATCAATAGAGAAATCTTGTGGATTGTTTGTAGTTGAAGGTGTTACTTGAATATTAGAACCAGCAAAATCCCTGATACCAAAACCTAAAGGTATATCGTTGGTTTTAGTGGGAGAAAATGTAGAAAATAAACGTTCTCTTTTTTTAGCAGCGGCCTGTGCTAATTTCAATTGCTTATTTAATTTTTCTGCGTGAACTTTTTGTTCATTTAACTTAAATCTAGTAAAAGGATCTAATTCCATTACACACCTAGTGGTTATTTACTTGAAATTGTCCCGAAGGAAGAAACTTTAAGTTTTTTCAAGTCCCTTGTAGAAGTTGGGTTTACGAGTACGTTTAAAGCATTAACGAATTTAGCTTCATCAAAATCTTTATCGTCTTCAACACTTGCTTGAAAAGCTCTGATTAATTCAGCAGGTGCAAAACCTGCTTCGTTTGCTATAGCAAGTGCATTAGTTGCATTTGCCTGTGCAGAACTATTTAAATTTAACGTTCCAGTTGTAGGATTAAATAGTTTTTCAATTAAATTTCTAACAGTAGATGGTAAACTTTCTTTAGCTTTTTCTATTGCTAATAGATCAGCAACTTGATTATTTCGAGATGTATCTGCAGCAGCCTGTGCAACATTTGCTTGTTTGAATATATCTTGTCCTGAAAAACTTTCACTTTCTTTTGCTATTTGATTAAGTGCACTTCTAGAAATACCTAAAGACACCCCTTCTCGTTTAAATGCATCAGTGTCTCTAAATCCTGTTACACCATCTGGTGGAAAATCTTTAAGTAAATTTTTAGCTAAAGCTATATCCCCAGCATTTAGACTAGCTAATAATTGTTTTTGAAGTCCTGCACGTTGATCTGCAGGAACAAGGAACTTACCATTGGATCCTTTACTAGTTAATAGATTAGAAACATTTTCCTTAATTTTAGCATTTCTACTAAATAGCTGGATAAAAGTTTCAGAATCAGTGCCTTGAAGTTCATTGTTACCTAAAATATTTTGAATGCTACTATCTAAAGCATCCTGATTTTTAGTTAAGTTTCGGGCTTTAACAGCATTTCTTCTGGCATCAAATAAAGCTTGCAATTTAGCAGCGTCATTAAAATTATTTGGGGTATTGTTTCTTAAAGCGTCAACCTCAGCAGCTGTTGAAGCTCCTTCTAATACTTTAATGAGCCTATTGGTTTCATCATTATCTTGTCTTACTTTAGCTGCTTCAGTTCTACCAATTTCTTTATCTATTTTATTTAATCTTGCATCTTCTCTAGCTAAAGCATCATCTTGTAATTTAAATAGATTTTGACGTTGGGCTGTAGCAGCATTAAGTAAAGAAGTTTTATCTATACCCGCTAGATTGCCTGTAAGGCCATCAGAAGCGTTTATAGCAGCTAAGGTACTATCCAGGTCATCTTGGTTAGTAATACCCTTTATACGGGCTACAGCTTCCGCTGTGGCGTCCTTCTCATTCTTTACTTGTTCAGCCTGTAAACCTTTTAAAGCTCCAGAGATAGTATTAATACCACCACTAAAGGATTTAAAGGCTCTATCAAAGATAGCACCCGGATTACCAAAAGTTTGTCCTGTATTTACAGAGTTAAATCTAATATTGTTACTAGCCATAATATTAATACCTTATCGGATGCCTCTTTCATTTACTCCATTTGTAGCCAAGAAAGCATCTATAGAATCCTGAATAGCTTGTGGATCATTTCGTATAGCTGCATTACTTCTAGCTCTTTTATTAGCTAAATCCCTTAACTGAAAATTAGTTATTTTAGCTTGGTTAGTAAAATTGGAATTAAAAGCTTGTTTATTCTGGTCTAATTGTTTTCTTACCAAGTTTTAATTGTTTTAAAGCCTCCAATAGCTTCAGCTAATCCAGCTAAAGCCTGTAAACCAGCTATTCCTTTACCAAAAGTGGAAAGTCCTTTTCTATTTATACCATCAAGAGGATTTGTTGAATTACCTGAAAAAGCTGAATTATTTGAAAAGTTAGAGCCACCAAAAAAATCTTTAGGATTAGAGGCAGCATTAAAATCAAAGTTACCAAACTGCAAACTTTTAAAAAACTCATCCAGTGCATTAGGTGAAGCTGAGTTAATATCCATAATTTATACCTATAGTTTATTTGAAATATCCAGAATACTATTAACATCAATACTAGTTTGACTAGTTTGAATATCAATATTATTGATATCTAATCTATTAGCATGATATACGCTTGTATCACTTAATACCAGAGGTGCTAGATTAGTAGACAGACTCTTATTAAAAAATTGAGTAGGTGAAATAGTAGTATCTATTATAGTCACTCTACTTGCAGTTAATAAATCAAAAGTATCTACACCTAATACAGTACTATCCAGAAATTCTTGAGCAAAAGCTAACTCTTCTTCTCTACTGGTTACTTGATCTTCAAAAGCTTGTTGTTCTTCCAGTAACTCATCAGCTCGTAGTTCAGTATCTATGGTTATTGCTATACTTACAGAACTAATCCCTAGAAGTAAACTATTTAGTGAAGCTAGTTCACCTCCTGTACCCAAACCAGTACTTACAGAAGCTGCTACAAAGAGTGCCAGTACGACAGCTTTTTCTGAATCAGATAAATTATGTTTAAGAATTTCTCGTAAAATTAATGTTAAACCAAATTGAACCAATAATTGTGTTCCTAATTCTAATAATGCAGCTGATAATTCACTACCAGTACCTAGTGTAGTAAATAAAGATTACTATCGCTGCAATAGTTAATAGGACTTGTACTAGTGAAAAGAAATGACAGGTAGTTTGATACCAATCAAGTTCTACGGCTTGATGTGCATAAATAGTTAAATGAGGGGATACATGAGCAATTTGTTCTGCAAATTTAACAGGCAAACTCCTTAATATAGTATTTGATAGGGGTATAACAAAATTATTTCTTTCCAGAATATCTGCTTCAACTGTACTAGCAGGATCTGTTAATTCAATTACTTTAATATCAAAATTACTTGAATCTACTTTAATGAAATGTAAGAGAGCTAAACCTTGAACAGTAAGGGTAATTAAAGTTGATTCTGTTTGTTGCCATCTTAATACAATATTACTATTAACCAATCCTTTAGAAGTGCCATTACTTAAAAATGTTGTACCGGAAGCGGTATTACTAAAAAATATTATAATCTATTTCAATAGTTCCTGATGGTCTAAGGGTACTTGAAGTTACTGTAGTATCAATATAACTGAATTTTAAAACACTTCTAAAATTCTCTTCATTAACAGAATAAATTATATTATTTAGAGATTTAGATTCTTCATCCAATGAAAGAAAATCTTGTTTAGTATTTCCAGGTAAAAGCACTTAAAAAGAAAAAGAACATAAATAGATAAGATTTGCTGGCTTCATCTGTTCCATAAATATTTATACCTATGGTTAAAAAAGCATCTTGAATAAGTGCTATATCTGGACTCTGTTCTATTTGTGTTATAAAGGTATCTATATCCGTAATACCTAATTTATCCATCAAAATTTTACCAGTCTTATACTCTTCTGAATTGGTATCAGTGTTGATTGATACGCCAGCTCTCCTTAAGAGCAAAACTGGAAAAGATTCCAGTAAAGAATCTTCTGTAATGAATTCATCATCTACTAATTCAGATCCTTCTGGTTCTTGTCCAGTATCCAAGAACCATAATAATTGTGTTATAGAATCCGAATTAATAACATATTTAGCAAAATAATATAGATTATTTGTAAATTTAGGTGCGTGTTCAGCTAGAGTGTATAATTCTTTATTAATAATATTAATCACTTCTGTTTCTGTGGAAACTAATCCTGGAGAACCTATTAAGTTATTATTATCGTCTAATTCAGAAATACTGGAACTGGTACTTACACTAACGTTTACGATGTCAGGTAGCCAAAAACCTGTCCAATGATCAGTTATCGTAGTAGTAATTGTAGTGTCATCCCACCAATTTTGATTTCTGAATACTGTATCTACATCAGTAACTGTATTAACTATTTGCTCTATTAATGAAGCAAAAGTGATATCCCATTCTTGTGTGAACTCATTAAACACACATGAATCGAACTGATATTGTTTAAATACAGGAGAAGTGAATGGTAATAAAACCAAATCGTTTTTTACATCATAATTATGGAATTTAGTAACATGCCATTTACACCAATATTCTTCATTTGGTGTATCTTTATCAATAGATAATAGCGTTACAGGTTCTCCATGTAATGCATCTAATGTATTTTGTATGCCTGTACGACTAATTAAATGAGCATTCAAAGAGATAGTAGGTAAACCATTAACATAATGTTGTTTACCATAATTTAAATAACTGTGTAGAGTTGATATTGGGCCGGTAAGTAATACAAATTTTATGGCAGCAGATAGATCACTACTATTAGCTAAAGCTGCTAATAAATTTCTAGTGAAATAAGTGGATTCTGTAGGAATTATTTGTTGTGTGAAAAGTTCTGTTGAATGGATAGTTTGGTCTTTAATCCCAAAAATCCTAAATACTGGTTTTAGTACAGGCGCTACAATTTCTTGGAAGATTTTTTGGTGTACTAGAACAATTGTTCCTACAAAAGCTTCACCTACAACTATTATTGCTTGTCCGACAGCAGAAAAAACACTAACAAAAAAGTCTACAGCACCTGACATACAATAATACTATGGTGGAGGAGGAGGATTTACATCAAGATCTACTTTAGAAATTCCTATTCCTAGAGCTATTTTTTCTAAAACAACGTCTATAGATTCAGCATCAATATGAGTAGGATCAGGTGTACCACTTGAATCAGTAGATTTCGCTATAGTCCACATATCAGAAAATACTTTAGCTGCTTTTTGTTCTGCGTCTCTAATAAAACCATCAGTTTGTTTGGAAAATAATTCTTTCTGTTTTCCTACTATTCCGGCTACTGGGGTAACTCCATCTGGATTAACAATATCTACAGTTTGAGCTTCTTCAGTAGTTTTCTTTTGATTCAATAATTCTTTCTCTGCAGTAACCTTTAGTAATTGCTCATCAGCTAAAGTAATTTGTTTAGTAACCAAAGAGGTTTGTTCATTTGCTTGTAATATCTGAGAAGCTATTAGATCAGCTTGTTTATCTGCCTGCTGTACACCTAATACATAAGCAATAGATTGCTGCATAACAGACTGCATGGCTCCTAAGTAAACAGTAGCGTAATCAGTACCTTTAATACGATTCTTTTCAAACTGCTGTTGAAGACGTAATTCAACAGAATTCATGAGTACATCAAAAACACCTGTTCCATCAATACTATCTGATACTACGTCACTTATATTAATAGTAGCCATGCATAAATGCCTTTATAGAAGATTAAGCTGTAGAAGCTCTTGATTGTTGCCCTGCTAACTCAGACATTTTCTTCTGCAGTTAATGGAGGTAATTCAGTTAATGCAAATTCAGGCATAAATACATTTTCTTGGGTAACTTGCCCTTTTATCTGTTTTACCATATTTAACCATAATATATTTACGTTCTTTCATTACATCTAACATAATACGAGGAATATGATAAGGAGCATCTGTGTTATAAGGTATATACTTTTTAAAAGTACCTAGTTTGGAAGAGCCTACGCTAATAATTTCTCCCGGCCACTCTCTTTTAGCTGGATTTAAATTAGTAATCTGTACTCTAACCAGAGCACCAGATTCTCTACTTTTCTTTTTATTAGTGAATTTATTATATTCTTCTAAAGTCATAGAATCTTTAGTAGCAATAGTAGGACGTACTTTTTTAGTTTCATTGCTGAGTGTTTCAGTAGGAATTGTAGATATTTTACGGAAATCATTAATTTTTTTAAGGAGTTTTGCTTCACCTATTTTAGGATGAAATCTAATACCTAATTGAGTTGCTTCATTTTTTAAAGCTTGTAAGCCATCAATCATTTGTTCAGTCATTTGAATATACCTTTTGAAGAGGGTGATACCTCTGTTAATAAATATGAATACTCCCTCTGCGAGGGAGTATTCAATTACTGCTTAACGCTTAACTTACAGTTCGGCGACAGTCTTAATTACAGCAATACGTTCAGGACGTAGAGCCATAAAACCGTAATACCACTTAATAGAGTGGAAACCAATCTCACCGTAAGGGTCGTCACGAGAAGCAATCTCTTTACCAGGTGGCTTATGAGTGATTTTAAACTTCACTGTTTTACCATCAGTTTGGAAACCAATAGTAGTGAAAGATCCATCACCTACAACCAACATAGGGAAGACATCATAGTTTGCTTCCAGTAAAGTGGAATTTTCTCTCCACCATCTGGCGCTGCTACTGTTGCTCCGGCAGATTCCCATTTCATCATTTCAGGAACTACAATAATCCTAAAATCAGCTACAGTACCAAACTCACCCCTAGCAATTGTGCCAGCATTTGCATATTGAGCAACTGGAACAAAAGCTCTAGCACCATGGTAATCAGTCATTTTCATAATACTAGGAATCATTTCTGAACCCACGTACATGTAACGAGCTGCATTAACGACTTTGGTATCCACCATTCGAGAACCAGTAAGTAATTGTAGTTTGTTTAGGTGTTCGGTTGTTATCCAACTCAATACCTAATTTAACTAAATCATCATATTCTACGGCATCTCCAGCAGCTGGTGTAAGACCACCTGTAAGAGACGCTGTATTAGCAGCAGCTCCAGTAAATCGTACAACACCAGCATTTGCTAATAGATCAATTTGCAATTGATCCTCAGTCATCTCATTGGCTGCTTTCACAGATTCAGAGACAATGTGGGATTGCAATTCAGAATCAGTATCGAAATCTACAGATTCTTGTGTATATTCATCAAAGAAACCAAATTTACTAATGGTCCCGTTGAGTTCAATACGCTTATGACCTACTCGGTTCTTGCGTCCACCAGTTTCAGATAGAACAGGGAGTTTACCTAGAATGGTTCCTACATCTTTAGATGAACCATATAGGTTACCTGCATCTGATCTGATATCTACAGCAGCAAATGCCCAACCATCTACGATAGCAGCTGCTGATAATTCAGCAAAAGTATCATTAATAGTGTTATATCCTTGGATTAGCAAGAATGAAGCTACTTTAGCTTCTGCAGCAGTTTGAGCATTAGTTTGCGCAGTTGCAAAAATAGCATTAGCATCGCTTGCTACAAAATACCAATCCATACCACCAGGATCAGTAGCTATGATAGTAGCTTGTGCAGCAGCACCATTAGCTTTATCAATATTACCTGCTGCATCAATACCTTGGTCGTTAAGGTTTCGATCATCTAGCAAAGGCATATAATGATATTGCTTAATGGTTTTACCCATATTTTTAGGCATAGCACGTACATTAGCTAATTGCCCAAAATACTGTTCCTTAGCAGCTTCAATAAGTGCTTTCTTGTGATAGTGATCGGTGCGGAACTGTACACCGATACTAGAATCGGTCCCACCAGCGGGATCGTTATATAGTTGTGCTTCATTAGCCATTGGCTTATACCTCTAAATTAAATTATTAGCGGCTAGTTTATTAAACTCTTCATCTGACATAGATAAAGGATCATAATCTGCTACTTTTTTGGTAGCACTAGCTTTCGTAGAACTTGCAGCTTTCTTCCGATTTCTAAGCTTTGGATCTATAGTCTTTTTAACAGTCTTATTACTTTGGTTATCTGATGGTCCTGCTTGAGTAAAACCTCCAGCAGCTTGTATCTTTTCACCAATAGTTCTATAAGCCTGTAAATCTGAAACACCTGCTAACCTCCCTAGCATTCTTTCAGACTCAATAACTGTGTTTATTTGCTGGTATATACCAGATTGAACATGGTCATTGATAGTTTTAATAATACCGGGTTGTTCCAGTATTATTGACCTACTTTCATTATCCAACTTATTGCTTACAATATCGAGAGTAGTATTAAAAGATTCTGTGTCCTTGATTTCATCAAGTATGCTGTCTAGTTCTACTTCTTTATCATTTACAGTATAAGTATTAGGCTTATATTCCTTCTTAGCCTCTTCTTCTACATCAAAAGGATCTATTCCACTATCTTTAATTAACTTCTGGATAGCATCAGGATTCTTTTTTGATATATCTATTAAATAATTTAACTTGTCTTCATCAAGTAAATCATTATTTTGTAACATCTTAATCAATTTAAGGTTAGGTTTCAACCCTGCCATCTTCTTATTATAATTAGCTCCCATCTGCATAAGAGTTATAGCATCATCTACATTGTTTACTTGTATATCTTTACCATTAGCTTTAAAAGGTGCTATTAGTTTATTGTATTCATCTTCAAAGTTAATAGTAGTAGGTTCTACTTTATCAGAAGTATCTTCTTCAGTAGATTCATTTTCTTTTTTATCTAGTTCTTCATCTTTTTTATCTGTTTCAGAAAGATCCTCTTCTTCTGCCTCAGTAGTTTTTTTAACTTCAGATGACTCTTCATCTTCTTCTTGTTGTACTTCTTCTGATGTTTCTTCCTCAGATGCATCTTCAGTATCCTCATTTTCAGCGGATTCTTTTCCATCTTCAGGTGTTTCTTCTTCAGAAGAGCCTTCCTTGCTTTCAACTTCCTGTTTAACTTCTTGTTCCCGTTCTTTAACTAATTCATCAAAATTTAATTTATCGAATTCTTCATCTGATAATTCTAATGTATTTTCCGCAGGAGACCCCATAATATTAACCTCCTACAGCTTCATTCAATAATTCACTATGGGTTTCTTGATCAGCAACTAATGCTCTTTCTGCCATCAAACCCATTTGAATTATAGTATTGAAATACTGTCTAACGTAGCCAATAGCATTAATAGAATTATCTATCTGCTTCTGTTCTTCTTCACCTTGCATAGCTAAGTCCGCTTTAAGTAGAACTAATCTACTAGCCTCTTTAACAAAATAACCATCAAGTACTATATCCTGAAAATCTTTATTATCATTTAGTTTACGCATGGAAGATAATTTAGCTATGGTAGCTTTAGCATGTTCCATACTAACTTCAATTTGTTCAATATTACTATTTGTATCAGTCATGGTTGTGTCCTTCGGCATTACCCGTAAGTTATTGACTATTATTTAGTCATCATAATGGAGAGGATTCTCCAGAATTTCGTTGAGCGAGTAGTGAATCAGCTGCCTTTAGGTCTAAATCACCCTTGCGCTTAATATCTAATTTATCTATTTCCCTATTATGTTTTACATTATCATTCTGTTCTAAGAAATCTAAATCCACCTGATCTGACTGGCTCTCTAAGTTCCTAACTTTAGCTTGTTCTGTAACAGTCTTAGCTTGTTTCAGTCCTACATCAACAGCATTTTCGTTAGCTTTAGCTTGTTCATTAGCCACTTGTGCTCTAAGTAATTCAATTTCTAATTGTGCTTTCTCTACTTCCAAGGGATCAGGCTCTTGTTTGAATTCAGCAATTTGTTTAGCTAACTCAGGCATTTTACGGAGTTTGGCTATATCAGATAGTATTACCTGTGCAAAAGCAGGTCCCATAGATTGAGCAGTAGTTTGTAGCATAAATGCTAATTCTTGTGCTTTCTCATTATCTGCTTCAGCAGTACTTATAGTTAACCGTAAATCAAAATTTCCTGCCAAATCATCCCTACGTATTGTAATAAATTCTTCGTTGGTTATTCTTACGACTTCTTCTTCTGAAAGAAATTCAGCATTCATAGATACTACTTTTCTTCCAATTTGCTTAATTCCCTCTGCTAATCTTCGTAATATGCCTAATTCACGTTTGGAAGTGGCGTCTAAGGCACTTCTAATGCCCGTAGCGGTGTTTCCAAGAGCAGCCCCACTGATACCCTGACTAAACGCTTTAACGCCTGTGAGGGACTCTGCTTCGTTATTCTGGGTTTCTAGCATGAATTGGGCAGAATTTGGTATTTCCGAGAAGGTATGCATATGAAAAGCTGATTTAGGGTCTACATTAGTATTAAACTCATAATCCAGACCTTTATCAAATTTACGTTTATTGGTTACATCTAAAGCATCTTTACGTGATCCTACTTGTCCATTAGCACTTCTACCAATTATATCTATCATTCCTCTGGTAACAGCACCTATAATATTTTGGTTGTCTTCTAATAAAGCACCATCAGGCTCTCCATATACGGAACGCCTTACAGGTAAGTACTGAGCTGACACAAAAGGAAGTTTTTTATCAGGATAAGGATTCTCTTCTAATCTGATCATTACTTCACCTACATAGGCTGCTACGATAGGTTCTACAATGCCTGTTCCATGTATATCCCAAAATCCCCAATACTCATGTACTACGAACTTCTTTCTAGGTTTATCAGAAAAAGTGAAAGATTCTGCACCTTCAGTTGCATGATCAGGATCTCCTAATACAGATGCTTCTGATAATCTTATCTTATCCAGATTAGTGTACTTACCATCTTTTTCTAATTCAGAAAGAGAAGATGTAAAGCTATAAATAACAAAACTGGCTTTATCTAAATCACCTTCAGCAGTAGGATCTATAATTACATTTTTATAGTTACATACTTCTACAGTAGGTTGATTCTTGGTAGTAACCAATTGTTTCTGTATCTCAGTACCTGTTTGTACTTCCTGTACAGGAGGTAAACCTTGCTGAGCTAGTTGTTGAGCTATAACAGGATCTGTTACAGGAACTAACTCAATTATGGGAACTTCTATTTCTTCTTCTTCTTCCTCTAAATCCCAACCAACTCTAACAATAACAGTACCTTCATCTACAGCTGTACGGATATAATCATCTATAAATTTAATTTTTTGTATCTTTGTATTGAATTGATTATTCAATACCAGTTCATTTTTGAACAGCAGCATCTTTATCTTCAAAAGATATGGGAGCTGCATTGAATATGTCGTTAGTACTTAAAAAAGGTTCAGCTAAACTAGCATATCTCCATTCAGCCTGTTTACGGATTAATTTAGGGGAAATAGCAGAACGAGTAGCAGTTTTAGTACGTTTAGCTTTACCAGTAATATTTAGATTATCTAACCAAGTATCTATTTTACAAACTTGTGCGTCATGACTAGATCTGGCATCTGTGTAATCCTGTTTTAATTTACGTACTGTAGGTGGATTCTCCCAATTAGTAATTTTTACTCCTAAGTCTGCAGGATCTGGTGCTAGTACTTCAAAATCTTTTTCGTCAGTAATCATAAATACCTACTTTTGCTCACACCATAAAACAAATGAAAAATTATCTTGTACACCATCTACAGTAATTACTGTATTTGTTAATTGATACTTAGTGCCCTTTATGCCTCCAGACAACTTAACTAAAGTAACAGCATCTTCTATAGAATCCGATAATACTGTTAAATCAGAAGGAACTGTCCAAGATGATGAAGCTATTGAATCATCTCCTTTTAACCATGCAGCATGATCAAAACCATATACTACACCTATAGAATCGGGATCTTTATTAGGTACTCGTGTATCTGGGCCTTTATATTTTAAAGCCATCACTTTATTCCTACTATTTTTGCTTACACTCTATAATCATAGAACGTTCTTCTGTTCTGCCAGCGTCTGTCACTATTTTATTTGCTAGAGTGTTATTTTCTTTTTACTACACCCCCTGAAACAAATATGCTAGTAGAGTTAGTTGTATTAGCAGAGACTCCCAAGGTTAATCCGGATGATACTGTCCAAGTAGATGTTGATATGACTTCATTTCCTGTTAACCAGTTAGACCAATCACATCCATAATCTACTTCAGAATTAGGATCCTTAATAGGAGCTACGGGTATGTCTGTACCATTACTGACAAATAAAGCCATTAGTTAATCCCCATAATTCTGTTTTCATCATTTACAGCCATTTGCCTATCTTCTATTAAAACAGTTACTTCTCTGATTTCCAAGTCTACAGTAATTTGTCTATCTTCAATTAAAACTGTCATAGTTCTATTTTCTGGGCTAATAGCCATTATTCTGCCTTCTGCCAGTATTGGCATAAAATGTTTAGGTACACTAAATACTGCAACATTAATAATGTTATGTGATATTGGTATAAAATATTTCTGACCAAAATGTCTAGTCCCAAAATGTTTAAGTGCCATCTGTAGTCACTGCTAATCTTTCATCACCCGTTTCACTAGTTAAAAGAAACTATGCGATCTTTGGTATCTGCAGCATTTCTAAAAGTAAATGTATTTCCATCTGGACTTACATTTACTAATCCTACTAATGCAGCCCTAATCAAGTTTTGCTGCTCTTTAAAACTTTCCCCATTTTCCATAATATTATTGAAAATAGCTGTAATAATTGAATTAACATTACTACCTGTAGTACTTACTTCAATAATTTCTACCTGAGGAGGTATATAGTTAATATCAACATTTGTAGTAGGGCTTAGTAAGGTTCTATCAAATAAAGCAGTTCCTTCAAACCCATCATCAGAAATTATTTCACCAATAATAGTTAATGTCTGATCAGTATCAAAAGGTACTAGTCTAGTACCTAATTGTAACACTAACCTCCTAGGCGTAAATTTAGTGCCTGTTTGGTCTTTTGGCTCATGTCCTTGCATTACTGCAAACATATCAAAGGGTCTTAAGGACTCTGTGGTAGACCGTAGAACCCTTAATTCTTGGTATATCTCCAAAGGTTGTAAATCTACCCCGACCGTAGCAGCACTTAAAAAAATACGTCTTGTTGCAGGATCTATATGATCTATTACCGGCATATTAAGCCTCTATAACGAGTTTGCCATCAATCATTGCGCCACCATGCTTTGCAATAATCCATATATAAGCAGCTCCTGCAACTAAGTTAAATAGCTCTAAACCATCTACGTAACCATCATCTGCTATATTTGCAGCTAGTTGGAGAGGTACTTCAGAGGCCCTGTGATAAATCCTGTCGAAATTACCTATTGTTTGTATAATGTTGCCGTTAGCATCCTCAATAATTTTATCCACAAATAAAGTTACAAAAGGGTCACCAGGTATTACATCTATACCTATTTTTCTGACTTTTAAGTAAATCATACATTTGTTTCTGCAGTAGGTGCCACACTAAATGCTACCGTAGTAGTTTTAGTTATCGTGAATAATGTTTTAGCTTGTGTGGCTCCGCCATCTCCTTCACAAAGATATACACAGTTCTTATCTGATCCTGCTGGGCCACCTAAGATATCCCCGTCATAGTCAAAAGCATCTATTACCTTATTGTTAACATCTGCATCTACACTAACTAACCCTTTAATAGCACCTGCTGTTGAATTTAATACTGTAACTGCACCTGCCGTATTATAAGCAGCAGCAAAGAAACAGTGATACCAAGCTTTAGGGTCTGCTTTAGCAACAGCACCTAATTCTGCTTCTATCGCTACAGAGAATGGCCTTGTTTTGGTATTACCTGCATCATCTGTAAAGATAACCTTTTGTTCATCTGCTACAGGGACATTTTCCAAGAATAAACCTTGTCCCGGGAAGGGTGAATCACACACCACATTTCCTGCACCATCATAGGAGTACCAAGTACCTACACGTTTACCATTGGTGACATTAATAGCATGTGTATTAATATCGTCATCTGTTTGGGCTAGCGCATCAAGAAAAGCTACCATCTGATCTAAATTTGAAGATGCTGTGTTATGCACAACCCAAGTAAAGTTACCATCTATCTCATTAAATCCTGTTTCTACTTGAGCTACATCTAATTCCTCTAACAAGTTGCCTGTCCAAGGAGATGCCTGTAATCCCCCGTATACATCTGCTAGAGAAAAAGCGCCTGAAGTTAAATGAGGTGTTTCATTTACTGCAAAACCTGTTGAGAATTCGCCAAGTTCCGTTATTGACAGATCAGTTGTTGTTACTTTTCGATCATAATTCTGGCCGAAGGTTCTAATGGACACGGCCATTAAATCCCCTGTACTGTCAAAATCAGTTGTTCCTTGATCTGAAGGCGTATTTAACGTAGACCCAAATACCTGTACAGCCTCATCAAACTGGCCTACTTTAGAAAAGTCTGTAGGAGGTCCACCTGCTAGTAATTGATAATAAGGTTGAGATCCAGACAGGATATTAGACAATCCTTTAGCCCCAAAATAAATTCTATCTGTACCTCCATCTGCTGCCAACTCTTTCCAGCCAGAACCTCTAATGACATTTCTGTCTGCTGCTGTTGAAGGTTTACGCGAATTAACAAAGTTATAAGAACCTGCAAACTTAAAGTTAGCATCTGTCCATCTTTCAAACTGCCTTAATACTTCATCTGTTCCACGTTCCTGATTTTCAAAAGCATACACAGCTTCTAGTTTAATTCCGTCTTGTGCTGTAAGAGGATTAGGATCAGCAGGACCGCCACCAACACTTGTTAGATCAACAAATGTTAAATCGTCTGAAGTAAGGAATTCTATTTTTCCTGTAGTGTCAAAAAATATATTTCCATCTGGAGTACCTGCTCTACCAGCGGTAGACTGTACTAAAGTTGTTGCATAATTTGTTAAGTCGATAACAGCCATAAATCACCTATAATGTTTTACCGTATTCAACACCTCTATTGAATGCGATTAGTTCAAATTGCTTTGCCATTCTCATTAAGGCAAACATGTCTTTATCAGATATTGTACTAGGTAATGTGAATAGTACCTCATTAGTCTCATTTTCTCTAATTAACCAATCAGTTTTACTGCCTTTGACAGTTTCTTGGAACATATTAGCTTGTTGTAGTTGAATTAAATCTTTCATAAATTTGTTTCCGGCTCTAAGGTAACGGGTAGGGTGGTTGGGTTACTTGGTAGTGCAAACTCAAACAGGTACTCTTCAAAGCCTGAAGCCATAACCTGAAGTATTGCAATATTCCCTGCTCCTGATGAGAATGCATAAACAACATCACCCCCTGCATGCACTTCTGCCCCAACAAGCTCTACAGTACCGATTGTTCCTTGGGTAACGTCTTTTTCATATAGTCTATATTCAGCGCCTGCAGGAATACCTGTAAATGTTATTGAAGAGCCAGCTGAAACTACACTTATAGTCCCTGTACCAGATGCTAGAGTTGTTCCCACAACTGTACCGTTTGTAGGGGTAATCGTTAATACCCCATCACCTGTATACTCTATATCTGTAGTATTATTCGTAAAGGTAAAGTCGTTAAGAGAAACAGAAGCACTTCCGGGAAAATCAAATACCATTGCAGTGGTATTACTATCAAACGTCATGCCCGACATGCTGCCAGTTGTTACTAGATTTAATGCTCTGGTTGCTGCTGAGTTTTTAATTGTTGTGTTTGTCATAACAGGGTTTGCTACACCCAATTCACCACAGTTATCAAACGTACAAAAGTCAAAGGTACGGTTATCAATTATTGTTACATCACCAGCGCCCTTTACGATACAAGTATCAAAGGTAGCCGTAGCAGAGGTTGAACCAATTAAATTCCAAAAGAAGGGGGTCGTACCTATCCAGTTACATAATGTATATGATGCGGTATCTAATGCAGAACTATTGAGTTCAAATCCAATGTCATTATCAAAAATATGTGATTGTGCAACAATATTTTCTGAAAAGTTGGCATCACCATAAAATTCCCAAGTTTTTAGCGTATCTGTAAAATGAGTTTCAGTTACCCCGTCTCCACATATCCAAGCTGTTCGACAACCATGTATATTTTCAGTAGGAGATGAGATAGATTGATTTTTTTGATTACTTACAAATTGCCTAATAGCATCAAACGTAGCTGGTACCGGTACGGTGCCTCCAGTTATAGTGAAAGGAATCAACCTTCCGATATTTATAAACGTACCCTGATAGCCTTTACCTACTAACCTGAACCCTACAAGTAAATTTTGCACAAATGCTGGGTTGTATACGGTATCATGAAAAAATGCGTTATCATATTTAGTTATATTTACGGCTGCACCCTTAACGGCAGTTAGTCCGGGTTCAGGTATTGATTCTGCCAGCCCTCCCATAATCGACCATGATGTTTCATGTGGCGTAATTAGTGATGTAGCTCCTGAATCAAGCGCAATAAAACAAGCATTATCATTTGCATATAACGGGGCATTAACTGCTACGGACATTTCCACATATAATAATGTTCTCGGCGCATTTAGGTTATTTAATTGTGTTTGTCCTGTAACTATGGCCCCAGTTCTATCCTTTCCTGCGGACATAGTAGTTTGCCCGCTGTCTACAACCCCAGCTACAGTAGGATCACTAGACGGACTTACGGTAGATGTATTGTTAGTATGTACACTGAATGTACCTGTTGGAGGTTTAGTATCTGGATAGGGGAAAATTTCTACTAATCCCCCACTAACAATAATTGCAGGCATTTGTTAACAAATCCCAGTGCGAAATACTTCTTTGCATTTTATATTTTGTATTTTTTGCATATTTTTTACTGCTTCAGGTGGAGTAACTTTAGTGTTTTTATTATCAAAAGCTTCCTTTTTAACGGCCATACAAGCGAAATGAGCTACTTGAGCTACAGCATGAGCCGAATTCTCTATAATCGTATGTCTGCCTGCTTCGTCAGCTTGATTAGTTTCTTCAGGCAAATATCTTTTTTCTAGCACAACAGCACAACAAATCATGAAAGGAATCAGACTCCTTCATTAGTTGCAGCTTTAATTAAACATTCTTTTGCCACATTACATGTCATTAAATGCTCAACTTGTTTAGCACACCATAGTGCATATTTACGCCATAGAGTATTATGTTTTGGTAGGGCTTCCATTAGCCACCAGTAAGCATCTCGATCTAAATATGAATCTCCTTTAACGCCTGTGTACGCACTCCACACCGCGTCCACGTCATCAACGCCCATTTGAGTATCATTTAAGATAAGCTCTCTATCAGGTATTACACCTAACTCAAACTCATCTTTAGTTATTACACCATGAGCAAATAAAAGATAGAGTTTCCATTCATCTTTACAAAAATTACAGGTCATTAATTCTCTAATAGAGATTGTTATCTTAGGCATTAAGTAGTCCTTAGTATTAAAGATAAAGATCTTGTTTTGTTAAAATAATATTAGAATCTTTAATGTATACACGTACACCTTCTAATTCCCCTATCAGCACACTGTCAATAGCTTTACCATTTGCAACATTAAGTTTTATTGACCTACGTTTAAAAATTTTATTATCCCCATCATCCATAACACATAGGGACAAAATTGGGTTAGTAGCTAATTTACTCCCATCACTGGAGGTAGATATTTCATATTCAAAAGGATCATTATTAAAATCTGTTTCCATTATTAACTCTCATCATAGCTGAAGGTTATCTGTTCTGTTGGTGTTGCCCCCTGTACAGCAGTAGAGGCTACTTCCATTAACAATACAAGGTAATCCCCAATATCCCCTGTACCTGTGAAAGGTCCAACATTAGTTGCATCAGCATTTCCTGGTACACCACTAGTTAGAGCAAAGAAATCAGTAAATCCTACGGAATTAACAGGTTGAGTAGGTGTAGCAAAAGTACCTACTATTTTATGATGTACAGATATCCCTGTACCTAACCCATTTGCACCATCACTAAAGACTAATAGATTATCAATTTGAGTAGTAGGAGCTACAGTAACTGTTAAGCGTAACCATTTTTCAAAACTAAAATTAGAACCTGAAGCAGGAATTGGAATAGGGTTCGCAGTATCTGCTACTTCTGAATCAACAGTTTTAAAACGAATTGTTCCAGATGTTTTATTTGTAGATACTTGACCCCGCAGTGTTTTTTTCATTGAATTTGAACGGTAGCAGCCATAATTATTTAACCTTAATAATTGTATCGTTTTTAGGTACATCAACGATGGTAACACTTTTTAATATTGTTACCAACAAAGCTATGTCCTTGGATATAAAACCATTATCCAGTATAGCACTAATGTCACTGGTTACTTTTATAGTTAATGTCGCTATTAATGCGTTCATGTTAGCGGATAACGACACTGATGCTAGTAATAAAGCATCTAATGAAACAATTGTATTTTGTGTTTGTGCCAAAATAGCATTTATATCTGCAATAGCAGTAATACCTTGTACTAACTAAAAAGGTATCAAATACAGAAGATACAGTAACCATTTTTTGTAAAATAGAATTTATATTTGAATTAACGAAATTATTGCTTGTTAATATAGCATTCATGTTAGAACTAATAAAATTATTTTGGCTCTGTAATATTGCAGATAATGTGACTAATTTCTGAATATCTGTTTTCTTAAGTAAAGAATCTAAATTAGTACTTACTGAAGTGCCTGAGGTAACTAAAATACTATCTATAATTGCAACAACGGAATTAACATTACTTAGTACAGAATCAATAGAAGTACTAACGGGTATACCTACTTTCAGTAGCAAAGAATCTAATACAGCATTACGTAATATATTTTGTTTTAATAAGATAGAACCTAAAGAGGAAGTAACTTGAGTACCTGAAGCTACTGACCCAGCATCTTCAAATGTATAACTACTTAAAGGTGTATACCCCCCTAAGCTAGTACTCCAAAATTTATATTCACCAAAGACAGTTGACGGTGGATCTATAGTAGGAATGGTCTGGTCATTTACAGTGAGGCCAATAGAATCTTGAAATACTAATACATCCCCAACAATTGCTGTAAAATTGCCTACTATGCTATCTGTCTGAGCAAATTCAAAGAAAGAGTCTGTTGCAGTTGTATTAGGCAGAGATGCTAGTGTTATGTTGGACCAGCCCGTAGCAGAGGACAAGGTTACTCCAGCTAAGCTGATTAAGCCTGTAGTGTCTGTTACATCTAATTGATATACCTGCCCCCATTGCAAATCAATGTGAAGTGGAATGTCTACGTCTATGTTGGTGGCTGTAGGGGTTCCTGTAACGGTAAGTGGCTGGCCTCCTAAAGTGACACTAACGATAGGTAAGTTTAATACTACCCCTGTTATGGAAGTAGATTGCCCTGCTTGTACATCATTGTCTGTGTCTATGTTTGTTATTGAACGAGTAGGAGCATCAGTTATAAATTGAGTAGAACTAACAACATTAGAGTCATTATTAGCAACATCACTGTGCATATAATGTATATAGTACGCTGTTGAAGCAGTTAACCCTGTGACGTTTACGTTTTGTATCCCAGAAATGTTTATAACTTGTGTAAAACCATTTGTTTTAATTGTTATAGAAGATTCAGTAGCGTTTGCTGAAATATAATAATAAAGTATTCCATTTCCCACGTTTGTTGTGACAGTACCCGTAGCTGTTGTTGAGCCTGTTTGAACTGCCGTAGGTAGCGACAAAACAGGTGGCGCTATTGCCGCTGCGATAGCTAACGTTATTAACAGTGTGTTATCAGATGATCCTACAGTAGCACTTGCTGTTCCAATAGGTTGTCCATTAGCTACATTTTCATGCGATATGCCTGTCCAAATATCATTTGTACCACTACCTGTACCCATGTTGTGGATACTTGTTGGTGGCATAACCAAACTAGGATTAGGCCCACCATCCCAGCCAAATATTCGATAAACAAGTGTGTCTGCTATTGCAGTGCCATTAGCGGGGAATGTTAGCGAAGTGCCTGTTTGTGCATCTGAAATAGTTGTATGGGAACCATATCCAGTAATTCTAGCGATTACCCCCAACATTGGCTCTGTACCAAGATCAATAGCAAATGTTGGGGCTACGTCAGCACCATCAGAAGTACGTAAAAACGTGTATGTAGTAAAATTAGCCGTATAACTCTGAACCGCTAATACAGTCCATCCAGCCGGTGCAGCAACATTTCTAGCTGAATCTGCCGAAATTATGGCTAATAAAGTGTCCCCGGATAAAGTTCCAACAGGAATACCCGGCGTTACGGAAGTGCCGAAAGATGTAAAAATCAACTGCACCTAGACTTTCATGAACAGGGAACGCCATTTATTATGGCCCTCCATAAACGCTTGCGGGAATTTGTGTGCCCAGATATTGCCAAATATACCGTGTAAGCGTAAGCGGTTGGCCGTAAGCATCATTACCCGGGGCACAAAACCCTCTTAAAAGTATCGTTTACCACAGGGGTATAACCAGTAGGTACAGGGTTGGGTAATGAAAATATTTCTTTTATTTTATCTTCATATTGCCAAGGCCAAAGATCTTCATTTGTTACTGTGTCCCATCCTGACTCACCATATAAAGTACCAGTGACACCTACTCGTTTAAGAATTGTTGCACCAGTGGTATTACCGGAATTTGGTTGTAATAAATACTGTTGGCCAACGGGGCTTAGGTTTGAATTAGTCACGTTTAGATTTGTTGAGTCACCACCAATATCTGTTCCCGCTGTTTGTCCCACTGTAAAGTTTGAAGCTTCAAATATAGGCGACATTGTTGGCCTATCCCATACACCGTCAGGGGGTACAAGACCATAAGTAGGCATGGTTTTGATATTCCATACTACATTATCCCTAAGAATATGATTGCGTCCATCTAACCAAAAGCCCCCATATTCTGCAAATTCATTTAATACAATATTACCAACATACATATCATCAGAAGATGATTTTATAGAAGAAAAACCCCCAAATTTATACCCATCTGTTCCTCCATGATATCCAACTTCATTGCCATCTAAAGGAGATACAATTCTGGTATATATGATGGCTATTTGCGAATCCCCCAGCATTACCATAATGATTAAAAGTAGCTTTGGGTTGATGGGGAGCCTGTCATATCAAACCTACCAACACATCTCCTAAATATGTTGTATTTACCTGTAGATACAGTATTAGAACCTGCACCAAATCCATATCTTGTTACTCCCACTCCTGCCACATCCTCACATAAATTATAAGTTGAATCTTGGCCTATTCTAACCCAAGAACCGAAGGCATCCATAACCCCTAGCCTTCTAACAATAGACTTTCTAAATTTATTGTGATTACCGTTTAATTCAACTTGTGACGATGGGAAATCACCTGTTGTATTTCTTTCTACAATGAAACCAAAAACATCAATATAACTACCATCTGTTCTAACTTGTCCCCACTGATTAGCTGTACCTGATGTTATTGTTAGGGTGACTCCGAATATATTTTCTGATCGTATGGTTGTGTAATTACCGGGTGTTCCCGAAGGAATAGTATAACTATAATCATTAATTATATTAGTGACTCCATCATAAATACCATCTTTAATTACCAATGTGCCTCCTGATATCAATTGTGAAGTGCCATGAGTAATTGTTAAGTATGGATTACCTACAGTACCATCTCCTGTTGTATCATTCCCAGTAGTTGCTACCCATAATGCACCGGGTGGTACTGCTGGCCAATCAATTGCACCACTTAAAACAGGTGCATCCCCTAGAGGAAATTCACCCATCATGACATTGTTACGATTAGCATTCCTAAAAAACCTGCGTAATATTCCAGTCTCTCTCCACATATAATTATGAATGACAGAACTACCCACCAGCACTTACATCCCAGTACTTTATAACTGCCTGTAACGGTAGCAGGTGGATCAACTACAACAGAGCCATCTAAGGCTACTGTCATGCCTGTGGCGCTCTCAAACACCCAACTGTCACCAGCGGCCATTGTTATGCCAAGATCAGCCAGAGCCTGAGAGACAAAGCCTACGTCTCCTACAGGTGGGGTAGAGCCATCATAGGTAACTTGTTCCCATCCTGTAGCTGGGGATAATGTCACTCCTGTTAGACTAACTGTACCTGTGTCATCTGTTACGTCTAACTGGTACGTCTGTCCCCACTCAAGGTTTATATGGAGTGGTATGTCTACTATTGGGGAACCGGAGTTCCAGTTGGTGATTGTTAGGGCTTGCCCACCTAGAGTTGCTGTTTGAGTAACTGGTCCGGTATCTAAACTTGAACCAGTTATTGT